CGTAGTTATCGATCATCAGCACGGACATGGCGATAGGGTCCTTGATTTTGCAGTGGTTTCTATTTTCGGGCTCTGTTTGTTACCCAGGATCTTACCCAGATCGTTCGCGGTACCTGCGCCAGCCCGTGCCGGGGCCAGACAAACGAAAACGCCGCCCCGGTGGGCGGCGTCGTCATCTCACACGTCAGCGGCCGCCCTTCTCAGAAGGGCCACCACTGGCGGATGCGTTGTGTCGGTCGGAATAGGGTCATACCCGGATGATGCCGCTCGCCGGGCCGAAGTGTCAATCACGCCCTCACGCCCGGTGCAGATTCGACACCACCCACCTTGCACCCCACCCCTTCCCTGCCGATACTGTACACGCATACAGTCACAGGGAGGCGCGACCGTGCCCAAACCATCTCCGTACCAGCTGCTCGGGCAGCGTATCCAGATCGAGATCCAGGCGGCGAACCGGCGTGAGAAACGCCAGGTGCATCTGAAACCCGAGGACGGCGACGACCTCGACGCCTGGGATCGTATCATTGGCGAGATCGATGAGAACGAGAACGTGGACATCACGCGGACCCCGGAGGGTTGGTTGGTCAGCTGGGTACCGTCGGAGGCGTGACGTGGCCACCGGCCGTGAGTCGTTGCTATGGCGCAAGCGATTGGAGCGGCGGGGCTGGGTCAGCCTGCGCCGTGGGGCTGCGCCGGGCAATCGGGTGGTGGAGTACCACGTGGTGTGGCAGGGCTGGCTGATCAGCGGGCGGGTGCTGCTCGGCCATCGTGATCGGCGCTGGGAGTGGTGGGAGCCGGGGTCGCCGACGTATCTGCTCGAGCGCCGGCACGATGTCACGGAGGGAGTGTGGCGGTATTGCCGGCGTCGCGCCGCGCAGCTGGGCCAGGTTGCCAGGCGGGTGCCGTGGTAGTCGGGCCATCCCTGGCCCTGAATTCTACTTGAGGAGATGTGGTGTCGGTTGAGTCGCGGGCGGCTCCGGCGAGAGCGCGCATCGTCCTGACGCCACACCCTTAACGTAGTGCGCGGGATGCGCCCGTACCGTAGGACATCACCCCATCTCATCGTCAGCCGGCTCGATCAGCGAGGCGTCGTCATTTGCTGGGCGGTTGACGCGGCGGCTCACCGGCCAGTGCGTAAGCAGCTCGTCATCGAGGTGGTGGACGGCGCCTCGTAGGGCCTCGCGGTCTGTCATGTGAGGGTCGAGCCAGGGCGCCAGACTGTCATCATCCAACGCCAGCGGCATGCGGTCGTGGATCTCGGCGGCGGCACCGCGGGCGGGCTCGGTGAGGATCGCGCAGCCTGGGTTGCCGTCGGGTCGCTCGGTCCAGATCCCGGCCAGCCACAGCGGCTCCCGATCGGCCCGGGTGATGTAGTGCGGTTGCTTGCCGTCCAGCAGGGCCAGCCATTCGTACCAGCCGTCTGCCGGTACCAGGCAGCGGTGCCGGGCGAACGCCGAACGGAAATAGCGTGACGTGGCCACGCCTTCCGACTTGGCGTTGATCGGCTCGGGCGCTTTGCCGGTGGCCCAGTGCGGGCGGTAGCCCCACCACAGCTGACCCAGGGCCAGTGGCGCGCCCTCGCCGGAGTGCCAGGCCGCGGTGATCCAGGTGCCGGGGCACACGTTGTAGCGCGGAGATGTCGGCAACGGCTCGAAGTCCTCGCCGAGGATGATCCGAAGCGACCGCCGAACGCGGGGGATGTCGTAAAGGGCGAATCGTCCACACATGGTGGGAGTATAGCTTGCAGCCGATTTGATCAACTTTGCATAGCGGCCTCTAGCGAGAGGCGTTTTCGTCTCTACCGTCCGGTCGCGCTGGCTGCGCGCCCTGGTCGTCCCTATTTCGTGTTGACTGGAGCCATACGAAATCCATATCCGCACGTTTCATACCAAGCTCACGCCGAAACTCCTCTCGTATTGTTCTTAATACAGGGTCAACATCGATCTTTCCTCCATCTTCCCCCCTGAAAGCACCGGGCATCTGTCTCGAAACTTCAACAACAGCCCTTATCTGAGCATCACTCCCTGCCAGCTGTATATCCGCAAAGACCTTCCTAATCTCATCTAGCCCCCAGCTGTCAGCAGTAACAATCTTCGCCACTTGGTCGTATGATCGATTCAAAAACTCAGCCCTTATCTCCCTTCTCTTATTGACCCTGTCACGCCATGAAGTAAAAGCATGGACCAGACAATAGCCCAAAACCGCAATAAAAACAGAGGCAAGCAAGTCGTAATTCAAGCCATCAAAAAAGCTAAAATCTGACCCTAGTAGTTTGTCTTTCATGATACTCTCGTCGACCAAAGGCGGAGAAGATCTTCACCTAGCCAGCTCTGTAATGCAACACGTTGCGATAACACAAACGGCTGATGCAATAGATGGGCTCGATAAAGTACCAGCTATGAGTCACCCGACGGCCCTCAAGCGCCGGCCATGATGCCGAACCACTCGGGAGGCGTGACGGTCATCGTGCCGCCCTCGCCGTCGTCGACCTCCCTCGGCGCGCGGTCGTACACGCTGTCATAGATCGCCAACAGCTCGGGATCGGCAAACACCTGGTCGTAGACCGCTTGAGCTGTGCCGCGCCCGGCATACGGCGCCTCGGCCAACACCGTGACGTGCGGCATGCCGCGCCATTGCTCGACCTCAGCGGGGCGGAGGCGGGCATAAACGGCGAGCGACTGCCCGCCGTCGAGGGCCGTTGCCGGGGTGCGGGCAAATCCGGTCACCACCGGCGGCTGCACCACGGCGCCCGTCTCGTCGCGCTCCAACAGGGCGGGGTAGTTGGTGTCGAGATGCGTGACGAGAGCTGGATAGTCGGGAACGTAGATAATCGCGTCGATCATGATGTCAGCTCCTGCATCTTGCTGTCAGTCAGCGCATGGGGGTAGACGATGACGTCGGCGACGTTGACGCTCTTCACCGGTCCAAGCGAGGACACTGCGCGTCCCACATATCGATGCGTCACATCGGGCATTGTGGTCTGAAATGGGCCTAGCAGTTGCCCGTTAATCGCGGCGGTGAATTCGCCGTCCTGCCACCGGACAATTGCCGACACCTCAGTAACCCCCTCAGATTCGGCAGTCGAGAGCCCAAGCGCACCCCCGCTATCCTCACCATTCGATATAACGCGAAACCTGATCGGTGTTGACGACGCTGGGTTGAATTCCAGCCCGATGCGCGCGAAAGCCGAACCGTCCGATAGTGCGGCTGCGTAGGTCTCGCCTTGTGCCGGATTGGGAACGGTAGCTTTTAAGAATAGAGCGCCCTCAACGGAGTTGAATTCACCCCCAAGAGCGTCGCTTATATCATCCGTGTCGCGCGTTACCGGGCTGCTGGTAGTGGGAATGTAGCCGGTCGGAACCTCGCCGGGATTAATTTGGAATCCTGCAACGGTAAATCCTGCACCGGGGGAGCTGGCGAATGCCGAGGATATTGTGACTAAGCCTGAATCATTGCTTGATGCAAATGGAGCGTCAACGCGCACTAGCTGACCAGGGGTGACGGGGGTGGTGTATGAATTGCTCCCAATTCCCTGAGAGTCCGAGTTTGAGCGCAGGCTAATCGAATCGCAGCCTGGGCCCGGAATAACGTATATTGAATACGCATAAAGAATATCGGGGGTCAAACCCGACAATGCGTGGCGCAGATTTTCTTGGGAAAATCCAACAGAAGAAGCCCCCTCGACAAGCCATTCAGGCTCATCCTTGACGATGCGGCCGCCAGAAACTTCCGTCAGAGACACCCCGACTCCTGTCGCCCATGGCGATACAGACATGTCGTTTGAATGCAGGGCATAGTTGCCGCTCGACGGCCTGGCAGCCACCCCCAACGGCTCTCCCGTTTCAGGGTCCCAGCCCCGACCGATAGCATCCGCCGGAACCTCAGTGATGCGTAGCTCCCCATTCGGCCCGCTGGGCTGCCACTCCCAGGCAGGCGTAGCCCGCTGAAACCCATCCCACAGTTCCTCCCCGCTCAGCGCCGTATCCACGCCCCCCGACACTCGGCTGCCCAGCCCGTAGGCGCCGTAGGCAAAATCGCTATGCAAGGCTTGCCCGCTGTCGCCCCGGCGCTGTAGGGACCGGGCGAGCCGGGTAGCCTGGGCGTTGCGCTGATCGACGCCCGCCTGGGTGTAATACGTCGTGATCAGCGTGGCGCTACCGCCGTCGTTGCGATAGACCGCAACCTCGCTGGCCGTGGGCGCGGTGATCACGCGGAAATAGTCGGTGTCGACGGTATCGGCCAGGCCGGCAGAGACGCTGGTATAGGTCGCGGTGGTCTCGGCGACCAGGTCGGCCAGATTGTCGGCCAGCGTTGCGCTGTCGGCGGCGTCCTGCGCCGTTTGTTCGATCTCGTCACCGACGGTGTTGATAGCGCCCACCGTGACGTTCAAGTCATCGCCAAAATCGAGCAGCTTTTGATTGACGTCGTTCTGCTTTGTGATGACCTCGACGGTATCGCCGATGTCAAAGTTTGAGCCGACGAAGTTCGGGACGTCGATAGTGGGGATATTTGTTGCCATGCGTTAAACCTCGTCGAATTGGATAGGGGCTTGCCACTGGTTATATGCAGAGTGCGTGTGCGTATAGTCGCCGCCGCGCCGGGCAACAAAGGCGTGTTCGTTTTCCAGCATGCCGCCCTGTTCGGGATACATGCTGACGTAAATGTCCCGGCGCTTTCCTGCCGTTAGCAGTTGCCGCGTATTCTCGCTGATACCCTCGCGGGAGAGATGGGCGAGATCGATAGAAAGCCGCCTGGCCGATCCCTCGCCAACGGCGCGCAATGATCCCGATTCGGTGCGCTGCAACTCGGTGAAATCGAGCCAATCTAGCGATACGCCGTATTGTGGATTCAGTTCGGGCGAGAACGTGACGCCGGCAAAAATGCGGCCGATTTCGAGGTAATCATCGGGGTTCGCCGGGTCGTTGATCGTAATGCGATATGCGTCGGCGACTACGGGGTCTATCCAGCTCGTGTACTGCCGAATAGGAAGCCCCGTCAGCGCGCTCGCTCCCCAGGGATCGATGCCGGCCCGCCATATCCCGAGCGGGATAATCTCAGTTGCGACAACGGCGCCCGAGTCATACACCACGCTCCCGCTGAGCATCAGCTCGACGCGGACGGTGCCGGCGGTGCTGATGTTGTGGGCATAGATCACCACGGCATCGAGATACGCCGGTTTCGCCAGGGTCGCCTCGATGGTCTGCTCAGGGAGGTCGACGACGGGTTGGAACTCGGAGCGCCACACATAGCTCCGGCCGCTGCGCTGCGTGTACTCGATCGGCATGCCTTCGGTCGAGGCCGTGAGCGTCGCCGTGTCATGCAGATTGTCGAGAATCATGCGGAGTTTGTTGCTCACACCCAGACCTCCAATGTTGATGTGCCGCGTGTCGGGGATTGCGAGACGGCCAGCACCAGGGCGTCGACATCGTCGAGCAGGGGATGCCGGATGTTGACGGTGTCACCGACGCTGACACGCAGCGAGAACGCCTCAATGGACCAGACGTCGCGGCGCTGATCGCGAAACGCCATCAAGTGCCCGCGCTGCTGATTGGCGTCGGCCGCGTCGGCAATCGCCGTGTCGATCGTGAGCGTCTCGGCATACGGGTATTCGGGCAGCGACTGCGTGCTGCTGCTGTCGCTCCAGTCGCGGCGCAGACGCGCGGCCTCGGTCGGCTGATTGGCCTCGACATCCCCAGCTATGGCGCTGAGCGGGCTGTAGTTCCGCCCCCAGCGCAGCGTCAGGGATTTCCACGGGCGCTGCGTCTCGGACAGTGAGATCTGATCCCGCACGATGTCGTCACCGACGATAGTGGCCACCGGTGCGAGCAGATTGACGGTGTAGCGCCGGGCGACGATGCCGCCGGTGGGGTCGAGATACCAGTACGCCCCCAGTCCATCGCACAGATCGTCGAGGATCTGCGCCCCGGTTACCTCGCCGTCGTAGTAGAGCCCCACGGTGTAGGGGTAGAGTTGCGCAGCGCTCACCGTCAGCCCGTACTGCGCGGCGACCCACGCGACGATGTCGTTGGGCGTGTTGTGCTGCTCCTCGATGTCGACCGTCGGCGTACCGACGACCGTGGCGTCCATCGTCAACTTTCCGTTCGCCTCGTCGCCGGTAAACGTCACCGGGTTGCCGTTGTCCTTCGGCGCGAACGAGTCCACGGCGAGATAGCTCGGCTGATACGTCAGCGTTGCCGTCTCGACCCTCGGCATCGGCGCGTTGTAGACCGAGCCCAGTGCCAGCGGCACCGGGCCGGCATCGTCCGGCAACTGACCGGTGTCGATGCGCTCGTCGAGGATTCGAGACTCGTCGTGCATCGCGAACGTCAACGAGCCCCGGCGCGACTCCGTGATGCCGCCATTGCGGCCTTTCGCGATCAGCCGGAAATCATCGCGCGACCAGTCCGGCGCCCCGAAATACAGCTCGATGGGGTGGCCTTCCCATGCGCGATCCAGCCATGGGTTCAGCCCCCCATCGTTGAGCAACGCCACCTCGCCGAACTGCGTCATGCCGTCGATCCGGGTGCTGATGTCGACCGCCGATTTCAGCAGGTCGTCATACAGCCGGTTCGGGTCGCTATCGCCGGGCAGCGAGATAAACGGATGCGTCGCGACATACTCGACGCCGCCGTCATAGTGCAGCTCGGCGAGCACGATGCGCCGCGCGGTGAGGTCGGCGAGCCAGGCGTCATACTCCTGCTCTGTCACGTCATCACCCCCTTGCGCTGCTGCTTGTTGATGCGGTTCGCGGTCTGCTGCTCGCGGATCTGAGTTGCACGCTGGCTCTCGCCGCGACGGTTGCCCTCGGCGCGTTCGCGATTGCCCTGATCGAGCAGGTTGGTTACCTCGGCGCGCAGGCGCTGATTTTCTGCGTTCGAGGTCTTGAGCTCGCGGCGCATATCGTTGAGCACTTCCAGCACATCGCCTTGCCCCAGCAGCGGCAGCTCGGGCATCGGCGGCGCGTCGTACATGCGAACGCCGAGCCCGTCGGGGCCTGATGCCAGCGGCATGATCGCCTCCGGCCCGGCCTCGCCCATCATTCCCATCTGAAATGCGGTGGGGCGGTCGACGATGGAGTTGGCGAACACGCCGCCATCGGCGAAGAACGACCAGTCGGCAGCAAGATCGCTGACGCGGCCGGATGGGATGTTGCCGCCGAGCCCTTGGATCCGATCGAGCGCCACGCCGACAGCGTTCTCGGCGCCGGAGAGAGTTTGGTATTCCCGCTCCAGGTAGCCGAGCGACGCAGAGCCGGCGACGTCATCGATGCGGTCCCAGAACAGGTCGATCCACGAGCGAGCTTTCGCCGGGGCATTGCTCGATGCGCCGCCAGACGAGCCGCCGCCGGTGGTGCCGCCGGTTGACGAGCCGCCACCAGACGACGAGCCACCGCTGTTCGCGTCCTCGGGCCCGCGCTCCAGGTAGCCACCCTTGGCGGCCCCGAATCCGGCGATACCCATATCGCCCCAGACCGTGGCCATGTTGTAGGCGGCGTCCTGCCAAGCGAGCGGCTCGTGGTGCAGACCGAGCGACACTTTCAGACCGTCGAGGCGGGCATCGTTGAGCGGTGCGGTGTTGGCCTGCACGGCCTCCAGCCGGCTGATCGTCCCATCGCCGTCGATGTCGAGGCGACGATAGATCCGGCGCAGCTCGGCGTCCGATGCCAGCCCGGCGAACTGTTTGCCGAACTCGTCGTAGTTGATGAGGCCATCGGTGTTCAGGTCGATGCCGTCGAACATCGGCTCCAGCGTGCTGCCGATGCCCTGTGCCAGGCCGGACACACGGGCGGCAGTCAGCTCCTGCGCCGACAGCAGGCCATCGCCGTTGGCGTCGATACGCTCGATCAGTCGAGAGATCTCGGCATCGGTCGCATGCGGGGCGAGCACGCGGCGCGCCTGTTCGGCCGTCAGCACCTCGCCGCCCAGCCGCCGCATCTCAGTCTCGAGCGTGCTGCCGATCAGGCCGGCATCGACGCTGGACTGCGCGATCAGCGACTCGAGTTGCGAGACCTGGTCGTCCGCATTGACGTCCATGCGCGCGATCATGCTGCGGATCTGGCTGTTGGTCGCCTTGCCGGCCAGGCCGCGCTTCAGCTCGCTGAACGTCAGCAGGCCGTCGACGTTGGCATCCAGGCCCTCGAAATTCTGGGCAACGGACGTCGTCAGCCCGGTGATTGAGGCGATGACGTCGCCCGCCGCGCCGGAGATCGCGCCCTTGAGCTCGTCAGCCAGGAGCTGCTCGGGTGACAGCTGTTCGGGCAGGGTCTCGAGCGCACTGGTGATGCGGTCGAGCACCGCTTGGGAGCCCTCGCCGCTGGCGTACATGCCCTTGGCGGCATCGAGATAGCGGTCGGCATACTGCGTGATGCTGCCAAGCGCATCCTGGTCGCCGGCCCGGGCCGCCGCGAGCTGGGTCTGCCACGCCGACGCGGCGGCATCGAGCTGCTCCTGCGGCGTGCCCATGCCCTGGTCGGTGGACGTGAGCTGGGCGAGCCAGTCGTCGATGGACGTCGAGAAACCGGCGAGGGTTTTCCTCGCCTGCTCCAGTGCCTGATTGCGCTCCTGCTCGGCTTCCTTGGCATCCCGCAGCGCCCAGATGCGTTCCTGCAGCGGATCGAGCGAGTCGTTCATCGCGTCCAGCTCGAGCTGACGCTCACGGCGGGTGGCCTCGGCCTCGAAGCCCTGCAGGCGCAGCAGCTCGATCTCCATCCGTGCACGCTGCTCGGCGATGCGAGTGGCGTCGGCTTGATCCTGAATCGAGTCCGCCGCATCGCTCGCGGCCACGGACGCGGCTTCGGACGAGTTGCGGATCTGCGCCAGCGCCTCGGCCACCGTCAGTCCGCCGCTCTCGATCAGCGAGACGTAGTATTCCAGCCCGCCGGCATCGGCCTCACGGCCGAGCACATCTTGGTAGATCGAGCCGATCACGTCCTCGACCGAGCCCGCTACCTGGGCGAACGCCGGGGCCAGTTGCAACAGTTGCAGGTACGCCTCGCGGCCTGCCTCGGTGTTGAGGTTTTGGGCCTCCACCAGCCGGCGGAACTGCGCCGTGGTCTCCGGGACCTGCCCGGTGATGTCACGCAGCGACTCATACACGCCGCTGAACGACTGTGCGGCTTGCTCGGTCTGGCTGGCGTATTGCGAGTAGAACTGCTGCTGGAGGCCGGCGAGGGATTCCACCCCGCCCGCAGCGACCTGTAGCTCGCTCGCCGCATGGATCGCGCCGCCTGCGGTAGCATCGAAGGTGATGCCCATGCGCTGCGATGCCTGCTCGAGGACGCCCATCGCCGATGCCGCGGCGGACATTGACTCGGCGGCAACAACATACGCTTCAAGGTCGGAAGAGTATGACGCGATCTCGGCACGTGCATCGGCAAGCGCCTGCTGATTACCGGCCAGAGCGTCCTCGACGGTATCGAGCGCTACGCCGAACCGCGCTACCTCTTGAGCACCGGCGTCCAGGCCGTCGTCAAATAGACGCTCGAAGAGATCTTGGAACTGGCTGCCGGTGGCCGCGAACGCCTCCCTGTACCTGCTGGTGAGTATCTTGGCGACGTCACCCGGGGTACTGGTTTCCCCGTAGTAACCCCTGCCGTCCTCATGCCCCGTATTGAGCACGGCCTCTTGCATTGCAGCGCGTTCGCGTTCGCTGTCGGCGATCGAGGCGAAAAGGTCGTCCATCTTTGCAATGGATTCGACCAGCGTCTGGGCTTCTTCAACATCCCATAAATCCTTGACTTCATGGGAGTTGCCAGCATCGAACCCGACGGCACCGAACGCACCTTCAGCTACGATGTCGTTATCCCAACGCTGGCCCTCTTGGGATGCCCGGCGCTGCAGCGCAATGTCCAGGTCGTTGTTCGGCGAGCCAAACACAGTGTCAACGACAGAGCCGATGGCCGAGCCCACGCCCGCACCGATGGGCCCCCAAATACTGCCAATGGCAGTCCCCGCCATTTGCCCATAGTTGGAATTGGCTTTCTTGTCGGAGACCATGCCGCCAACTTCGGAGCCCACATAGCCGCCGGCATAGTAGGCTGCCGCCAGCGCGCCGGCATTCGCCAGACCTGCACCCGCACCGCTCATCCAGCCGCCGCCGGCTCCGCCTGCAGCACCATAGCCGGTGCCGGTAGCACTTCCGGCCCAGCCTGAATAGCCGCTGGCGGCAACCTGCGAGGCCCAGCCGCCCCCGGCACTCGCTCCTGATCCGGTCACCCAGCCATAAATATTCTTGCCAGCACTGACAAGCGTATTGGGATTGATGTCAAACCCGCCGCCCTGGCCGCCACCCCCGAACAGACCGCCACCGGCTTGACCCTGCCCCTCGCCGGTGATCATCGCCTGGATCGGGATGATCAACTGACGAGTGGTGAGGTTGTGGGCGATCTGAGCCATGCTGTCGAGCAGGATGTCCTCGAGCGAGTCCATCGCACTGCGCGAACCATCCAGCAGGCCACGCCACTGATCCACGAATGCATCGTCCAGGCGCTCCACGCCCCGCTCCATGACGGTCAGCGACGCATCAAAGGCGGTCTCGGTGCCCTCGGCGGCACGCTGGGCTTCCAGCCCGTATTCCTCGGCGGCCGTGCCGGCGTTGCGGTAGCTATCGTCAAGCCGGCGCATGGACTCGGCCAGCCATTCGTTGCTCTTGTTCTCCTGCAGGGCGATCTGGGCGATCTGCGCCTTCTTCTCGGCATACTCTCGCTGGGCGGCCTGGAGAGGGTAGAGCTGGTCGAGGAGGGACTGGGCGGCCTCAGCCTGGCGGTCGAGTTCGCTTGTGGCGGAAGCAGAGGACTCGGCGAGGTTGGGGAGCCCCCCCCCAGAGCCGCCCAGCTCCTCCAGGATGCTATCCATTTCCTTGAGAGTGTCGGTGCCAGCGCCGATCTGGGTCATCAGCGCCGCCAGTTCCTGGCGCGCCTGCCGACCACGGGCCATCTGCTCGGGCGTGATGATCTCCATCGCGCCGCCCTGGGCGGTCAGCTGGCCAGACTCTCGGGCCAGCCCGTTGAGCTTGGTGATTTCAGCCCCAAGCTCAGCAGCTTCCAGCCGCCACTCCGTCAGGTCGGCCAGCACCTTGCCGCGGGTGTTGATCTGCTGCTGTTCGGTCAGCAGCGCAAACCCTTCAGCCAAGCCGCGCACCTCGCGCGAGGTGTTCTCGGCCTGCCGTTCCACCTCGCTCATGTGATCGCGTGTAGTGATCAGCGCCCCCACCAGGGCGCTCGCTGCCCCAACAGCCAGCATCAACGGGTTAGCTCGAACAGCAGTATTGAATGCCCATTGCGCGGCCGTCGCCGCCAATAGACCGCCGCGAATAGTTAGGTAGGCAGTCGCCAATCCAGCCGCAGCACCGGCAGTTGATCTGAGGGCCGTCTCGGCAGCGCCGATCTCATCATCCCGCAATTCGGCGACCAGTGACGCAGCACCACTGGCAGCAACATTCAGCCCCGGCCCCAGCTCCGCCAACAGCATATTGGCAAGACCCTGACCTGTAGCGGTGAGCTGCTTGACGGCGCGGTCCGCCTCGACCGCGGCATCGATGTCGACCTGGTCCATGGCCACGCCGAGCTGGCGAGCCTCGTCGGTGTACTGGCGCAGGACCGCCGCATTGTTCTCCAGCAGCGGCTGCAAGCGCACCGCGTCATCGGCAAGGGACTCCAGAAACGTTGCTCGCTCCGAGGGAGTCAACGCTTGAAGCGACTCCCCGATCTTGAGTAGTTGCTGATCCGGCGAGAGATCCAGCAGCTCTTTGATATTGAGCCCCATCTGCTCGATGAGGTCGGCGGCCTCGCCGCCGCCGGTACGAGCGAAATCACCGATTTTCTCGGAGGCATCCTTGAAGATGTCTCCCATTTTGTCGCCCTGAATGCCCACCTGCTCGCCAGCGTACTGCCAAGCCTGAAGCTCCGTCGTGGAGGTCTGCAGCGCCTTTGCCAGTGCATTCGTCTCGGAAATCATCCGAGCTTGACCCGCCATGCTGCTCACGGCGAAGGCACCCGCCAACGCAGAACCGACACCAATCGCGGTATTGCGCAAAAACTCCAGGCGCTGCCCCGTCTCGTCGGCCTCGTCGGCGAAATCGCGAGCCCGCCGACGACCACGGTCAAACCCCTGGTTGAGCTGACGCAGCTCCTTCTCGGTGGCTTGGATCGCCTTGATGCCACCGGAGGCATCGCCGGTGATGATCAGGCCTGTCTTGTACTGGCGAGCCATGGGCTACCTCGTCATTCGGGCACAAAAAAGCCCGCCGGGTGGCGGGCTCATACATCGTTGAGTTGAGAACGCTAGAACTGAGAAGCCTGCATCTTGGTGAAGGTTTTGTTGTCAGCCGTGCACAACGCCTTCTTACCATCAGTGAATTTCACAATGAAGGTGACCTCCTTCTTGCGCCCGCCCGCGAGCAACCCAGCGAGAAGGCCAACCGGGCCAAGAATTACGGCACCTGCAGCACCCCACCCAACAGTCCCACCAATTCGTTTCACGTTCTCTTCGCTGGCCGGCGCAAGCTCTTCGACGTCTGTCGATTGATACTTCTCATTACCCCAGATCGCATCTGCCTTGGGCATGAAGAAAGTATTCGGTAAAAACTGAGCCTTACGGTTGGTTGCAAAATCACCGGCATGAACCTTGAACTCACCGAACATATCTGCCTCCCTGCGTTATGTAGTCCAAAGATTGCTATGGCGGTTACTGCAATACGCTGTAGCCGCGTCCGTCCAGGCACTTATGCACGGCGCGCCGCTGAGCGACAACCGCGCTACCACCACCCTCGGCGGCACCGGCCACCGCACCGACACCGGCAGAGCGACCAAGATAGTCACCGCTATCCATGGCGATCGCGACCGTCGCCGCCGTTGCCAAGGCACCTACGATGGCACCCATCACAGCTTGCGACTGGGGATTGATGCGCTGGGCATAGGCCCGGCACTCGCGTAGATCCTGCTCGTACTGGGCGCCGTCGACGCCTTTGGTGTCGATCAGCGGGCGATAGTTAGAGACATTGGCACAACCGGCCATGACCAATGGTACGGCCAAGGCCGCAATGAAGGTTTTGCGTGACATAAGCATCCCTGCGTAAAGGGAGTGGATCGCTGCCTCTTCCGGGCAGATGGCTAAGTAAGCCTAGCTCAGCCACCCGACCGACTCCACCCACCGTTCAGGCACGGGCTATCGCAGGGCGCCTCGGGGCGTCCTGTCATAGGGCCCGCCGAAGCGGGCCATGTCACAGGGACTGGCTACGGCAGGCGCGGCTCGGCCACGGTGATCGGGCGTTCGCCAGCCTCCGGCGCCCACTCGTTGAACTCGGCGACCGCTTCCATCAGCTGCCGGCTGGTGTCCTCAATCTCGGCCAACTGGCGGTGCGCGGCCTCGGGGTCGAAGGTGTAAACGGTGCCCTTGATGCTACCCATCACGCCGCGCAGCTCTCCGCGTAGCGCAGTGATGGCGGAATTTCGCTGGAGGTGAAGGCGCTCAACGTCTTTGCGCAGCACCTGGCAGCGCCCGATCGCTTCATAGTTCATGGCCGTGCTTCTCCTTGGGCATCGCGATTACATGCGGCGCAGGTTCGGGCGCGCCTGCCACTCACGCTCGAACTGGGGCTTGAGGTGGCTGGCCAGCGAATCCGCCACTCTCACGCCGTCTCGCAGCTGGTCGTGCAGGTCGACGCCCGCCCGGCTACCGAGCAGCGTCATGGCCTCGCACAGGCTGTAGCGGTCGTAGATGTCGCACACCCGCTTGACGCAGAGGTAGAGCTGGAACAGCTCTTCGACCTGGGTGTCATTCAGCGCCGCCGACGCGGAGCGCGTGCCGGCCTCGAGGTGGTGGCGCAGCGCCAGCAGCTCGGCGCCAGCGCCGGCCACGTTGTTCACGGTGACGGCCTGGCCCTCGGCATGGGCGCGCTCCAGGGTCCTGATCAACTGGCTCAGGGCGGAGCGTTCGGCGCAGCCTTCGCCGTACAGCTCGCTGCGCGGGAAGTCGAACCAGGCCTTGGTGCGCGGCAGGTTGATCTCGGCCTGGGCGCTGGGCAGTTCGGCGCGCTCGATGAACTCCCCTTCCAGCAGCCGGCGGGTCTCGCCGTCGATGCTTTCCTGCACGAAGCTCATGGCCTGCTCGACCTGGGCCGGGCTGGCGTCTTCGATATGGGCCACGCCCAGGTAGCCGTTGACCAGCTTCCACATGCCGGCGTAGTCGGCGGCCTCGCCCCGGGCGCTGCGCAGGTTGGCCAGGGTGCGCACGGCACGATTGAGCGGCCGGCGTTCGTCGATGGTGGTGGCCCGCGGGTTCACCGCTTCGCCCTTCTGCCAGTAGTCGGCCAGCACGTCGAAGCACTCGGCCTGGTACTCGACCAGCCGCTGGCGGATCTCGGGCTTGACCCGGTTGGTGTCGATGCCGAACAACCAGCCGTTCAGCTTGCTGAGCGGCAGTGTCAGCAGCTTCCGATGCTGCCGCTCGCCGGGAAGCTGCGTTCGTATGACACGAACGCAGGTCTTCAGAACAGCGTGGCGCTTGATGCGCTCATGTTGCCCGTGCCAGGCAAGGCCGATCGTGTCGCAGATTGGCTTCATGGCCACGCGCACGACGCCCTCGACGCTGAAGGTCGGGATGGCGGTGCCGTGGAACTCGACGGAAACGGGAGAAGCGGTGATAGCTGTCATGGTGGAACTCCTTTGAGGTCAGGAGTCCGCCGCCACTGTCGCCTTCAGATGGGGGCGGACTGCGCAGGGTTGGCGAACCGGTCAAAGGAGAAACCGGCAGACCCGAAGGTCTCCCCACGCAGCCCGCCATAACTCAGGCATAAAAAAAGCGCCTATCGACGCCTTTGCTGCGCCTCCAATGATTCCAGGTCGCCAAACCCGGGCCGCTGATTTGGCAGCGGCACGAGAATGGTCGCCCAGCCAGGCGCAGGCGTCAAGCTGGCTTAACTGCGAGTAAGCTACCTATACAAGGTGCCTTACATGCGCCAGCACCGAAACGCCCGCGATGGCCGTGTATGGATGTTCAGTGGTCGAGCGCCAAAGAGAGTTGCAACCGCTCGCCCCAGTAGCGCTCGGCCATCTCCATCGAGGACTTCTCCCAGCGCCAGCTCGCCAGGCCACGCCCTTCCGCGCTCGCCTGCTCGCGACGATCCTCCAACGCCTGATGCGCCGCTTCCCACTTGCGGCGCACGTACTCGCCGCCCTGGGTGATGGTGTCGAGCACGTCCAACACCCAGCGGCGGAAGGCCTTGGCCTTGGGTGTGCGGGCGAACATGGCGAAAAGGTGGGCGCCGCGCAGAGAGAAGATGCGGACCTTCTGAACGCCGCCCGCCGTGGGCAGATCGACAACCGCTGTCATGGTGTCGGTGAACTCGTCGGCGTTCCTGTCGTAGACATCACGCACCGCTCGGCTCGCATTGCGGTAGCCCAAGGCATGAGCAATTTGCGTACCCCTTGCCCACACCTCGCCATCCAAGGTGATCAGCTCGATCTCGGTACCATCGAATACCATCGGTTGCATGGTGCACTCCTCATAGAAACGAGCCTCGTCGCCCAGAACACCAGCCCGCAGAGAACAACCGATGCTCTCCGAGGCTCGTTTCTGTGAGGCTCTGCGCTTGCTGCGCCGGGCGTGGCGCATGAAAAAGCCCCGGCGGATGCCAGGGCTATAGGTTGGTCCGTTGGCCGGGACCATCGGTATTAAAGCGGTTTATGAATTCAGCCCCTCGAGCGCCCCGGCTTCCAGATGCTGGATCTGCTCGAGCAGTTCGTCCTGGTCGTCGAAGTCCAGCCGGGCGTAGCGGGGGTGGCCGTAGAGGGCTTGGTAATCCAGCCCGCGATAGACGGCGCCGCCCATGCCGGCGACGATCTGCCACTGGGTGCGCAGCGCCGTGAAGAGCTCGAGGGCGGGCCAGTGTTCGGCCCACACTTCGCAGCGCGTTTCTTCGGGCGGGTCGTCCGGGGGCGCGATGTTGAACGCCTTGGCGTCAGCGGCCCGAGTGTCTTCCACCTGGCCGGCGCCCGCCCACCACCGGCCGGCGGCCTTCAGTTTTTTGCGGCGGCCTGCGCGCGCCCTTCCTGCGCGGCGTACCAGCTCAGCACCAGTGGGCGGCGCACGTAGGGGGTCTCCATCAGCTGGGCGACTAGATCCTGGCTGAAGGACACGTCCTTGCCCTTCTCGTCCTTGATGCCTTCCAGTCCGAGTAGGTCCTGGGCGACCAGGGCGTCGTCGTCCAGCTTGCCGTCGCGCTGCTGCTCGAAGATCTCGCGTGTCTTGCTGACCGGGTGCAGCCGCCAGCGGGCGTGGATGGTGGAGGGTTCGTCATCGCCGGGCACCTGCACAGTGACGGGTACGGTGATGTCTGGGATCTGCTTGAGTACGAAGGTCATGGTGTCGGGGTCCTCGATGGAGGTAAGGGCCGAGCGCCGCCCGGCGGCGGCGCGGGCGGGTTACTTGAAGGTCAGGGTGAAGTCGTTGTCATCGGAGCCGGTGGGCAGCCAGCGCAGGCCGATGTCGTAGTGCATGATGCCCTGGTTGTTGGTGGGCGAGATGCTGTTGAGCTGTACCTGGTTGCCCTTGAGCTCGACGATGTTGCCGGCCACGCTGCCGTGAGTCAGCGTCACCGGCACCAGGGTCACGCCGTTGTGGCTTTCCACCGCGGCGAAATAGTCCTTGGTGGCCAGGTCCGGCGCTTCGATGTTGGTGGAGCCGCTGGCCTGGCGATCGGTGATGTGCACCGACTCGCAGTTGATCAGGTTGCGGTACTCCACGGTGTTGCCGATGTCGAGCGACAGGGACGACATGCAAGCGTTATGGCCATCGATGTTGGCGGTGGTGTTCTGCTTGTTGATCGGCAGTTCCTTGGCCTGCACCGCCTGGTCGGCCATCGATGCATCCGCCGCGGCTTCGGTTTTCTTGTAGAGGCCGGTGAGATTGAACTGGATGTAGGGCAGGCCCTGACTGTCCGAGGTCAGCGACCAGGTGCCACGAGCGCCGCTGATGTGCTGCATCTGCCCATCTTCCATCCACCACACCTCGACGCTTTCGTGGCCATCGCTGACGGGCTGGTAGACCACGTCGGTGTCGACGTTGATGGTTTCGCTCATGCCGCAGGCGCGCAGCAGCGGGCCGTAGGCCGGCGCAGTACCGGCGGTGCCCTGCCCGGCATACGGCACGCGAATCTGCCGCTCCACGTAGGGGCCGGTATTCACCTGCTCGAAAGCGCCGAGGCCATCGCGCATGCGCTCGCGGTCCACGGTGTTGCCGGCATAGGGGTTGCCGCCATCGAGCATCACCACCTCGAGGATGGTGGCCCCGGTCATGTCGGCGCTGGGGACGCCGTAAGCCGATTCGATCTTGACCACGGCATAGCGTTTCCGCCACTTCTTAGCCATTGCTGTTCTCCGTTACGTCGCTGGTTTTCTTCGGCGCCGGCTTGGCGGCGGGCTTGGGATCGGCCTTGGCAGTTGCCTTGGTCCGGGGCTCGGGCGCGGGCTTGGTGCGTTCGACCAGCACGCGCTTGCCGTCACGGATCTCGTAACGGCCACCGTGGTTGGGCATGGGGACCTCCGTCGGGTCAGGTGGAGAGGAGGCGCTGGTAGCGGTAGAGCTCGCGCCAGAAGACCAGGCGACCGGAGACGGCCACCCGTTGGCCGCCGGCATACTCCAGCGGGGAAACGGCATCGTCGGTTTCAAGGCCGAGCAGCGCGTCGACCACAGCCTGGCGCTGGGCATCGAGATCGCTCTGCTCGGCGACCAGCGTCACCGCGATGTGCTCGTGAACGGTCTGGCGAACCTCGAAGGTGCCGATGGCGTTGGGTTCGGCATCAGCCTGCACCGGATGCACGAACGCCGCGGGCAGCGCCGGGGCGGCGGTGGCCAGGCTGGTGGCCTGGAGTTCGAAGTGGGCGCGGTACTGGCGCGGGTCGAATTCGTAGTCGGTGGCGGCGTCGGTGATCTCCCAACTCTCGAGGCCGGTATGCGCCGCCACTCGGGCGATCAGGTCGTCGCTCATGGTGCGCAGCGGGTCGAACTCTGGGCTGCGCAGGCTGAGCACGTAGGTATCGACGCGGCTCAGGCGGTAGCCATCGACCTCGATGTCGCCCTGGCCGGCCAGGCTGTAGACGCCGGTGGTGTCCGGTGCGTCGTTGGGGAGATGCACCGGCCAAAGGTTGCCGCCCACCACCGGGTCGACGAGCGTGACCAGCCCGGGCACGGTGTCGGTCCTGCTGGGATCGGCATCGCTGGAGCGCCAGGCGGTAACGCCGGCGGCAGCCAGCGCCGCGAGGATGGTATCGATCATGTGCGCAAGCCCTTGCGATCGAGGTAGCGGGTCAGGCCGTCGTAGAAACGGCCCTCGAAGCCGGCGCTGTGCATCTTGAGCGCCGGGCCAAGGAACGGGTCGGCTTCCTGCCCGGGGTGGCGATAGGTGTAGGTGACCCACTGGCCATCGCGCCGCCGGGCTCGGTGACCGTTGAGGTTGCGGCGCACGGTGCGGGTGCTGGGCTCGATGCCAGTTTCCACGATGCTGGCCACGAAGCTTTGGTCGTAGCCGCCCACCTTGCGGGTAGGCCCGACGAAGATGGCCGGGCGTTCCGGCCCGATCCCCAGCCGGCCCCGAGCACTGCGGCTCAGCAGCTTGTGGCCGATGGACTTGCGCAGATCGCCGGTCAGCGCCGGGGCCAGGCGCTTGGCCGTCTTCTTGACCGGGGCAACAGCGCGCACCAGGCCCGCCCGTACGGCGCGGCTCTGCAGCTCTTCCTCCAGTCCACGCAACTGGTCGAGGACCTCGCCGAATCGATCGCCGGCGACTTCGATCTCAAACCCACTCATGGACCATGATCTCCAGTTCGCGACGGCGGCCGTCGATGTCGAGCGGCCGCCCCTCGATGCGGTAGGTCAGCCCGGCGTGTTGGAGGCGCAGCGTCTTGCCGGTGGCGGCGGCCACGTCAGCGCGCCAGCGCATGCGGATCTTGCCGCTTGTCTCGCTCTGCGCCTCCTGGGCGGCGAGCAGCAGCCGGCCGCTGAGCGGCTCGACGCTGGCCCAGACGGTGGCGCCGGCTACCCAGTCAGGCGGCGTGGCGCCGGAGACGGTGCGCTCGCCCTTCTGGTACCACTCCAGGGTGACGCGATGGCGGAGTTTGCCGGCTCTCATGCGCTACCCCACGGCGTGAATGATGTGCGGCGCCAGCAGCATCTCGACGCCGAGGGGAATGTCGGTGGCGATGGTGCCGATGGCGACGGCTTCGCGGTTCTCGTAAAAGTGGCCGATCAGCAGCAGCAGGGCGGCGCGCACGTCGGGCGGCGTGGTATCCGGCCCCGTCGTGGCAGTGAGCGTGACGCTCTCCGGCTCGTCGATGGTGGACGGCCACTCGCTGCCCCACTGGGGCGCCAACGTGGGATACAGCGGCCGAGCATCGAGACGCAGCGCATTGGCATCCAGCGATTGGTTGGTGCCGGCCGGATCGATGTAGTCGACCGAGTCCACGGATGCCACCGGCGTCCACGGCAGCGCGATCGCTCCATCGCCCGCCGGGAAGCCGTCGAGCGCCAGTGTGCGCTCGACCTGCTGGAACACTTGGCGGGTGCGCTCTTCGGCGTGCCGGTAGGCGGCGTCGATCAGCGCTTGGATCAGCCCGTCCTCGGCGGTGTAGCTCTCGGCCTCGTCGGGGCTGGTGATCAGGCGCAGATGCAGCTTGGCCTCAGCGAGTGTGATCATCGCGGGTCTCGGTCAGGGAATAGGGGGCGGCCGTCCTTGGCCGCGGGTGGGTCAGGTCTTGTCGGCGCCTTCGGTGCCTTTGGCGGCGGGCTTCTGGCCGCCGCCGGCCTGGCCGCTCGAGGCCTTGGCGTCTTCCTTGGCCTTGGCGGTGGGTACGGCGATCTTGCGCTCCTCGAGCTGCTTGGCGCGCTCGGGCTCGAAGCCGGCGCGGTCGCCCTTGGCGTAGCGGTGCCAGGGCTTGCGGAAGGTCATCGAGATCAGCTTGGATTTTTGCTCGGCCATGGGATGGCTCCTGTGAATGAAGGTCTGCAAACAACGCCGCCCGCCGAGTGGCGGGCGGTGTCAGGCGTGACGGTCGGCGCTTACCACGGCACCTCGGTACCCAGCACCAGGCCTTCGGGGTGGCGGAAGGCGATGTCGTGCTCCTTCACCACGCGCAGCAGCGACTGGTTGCGCGAGAAGGCGCTGACCAGGTTGTCGGCGGCGTCCTTGTAGGTGGCCTCGCGGCTGAAATCGATGGTCATGGTGTCGCTTTCGCCGATCACCACGTCGTTCCAGTCGGCGAAGTAGATCTCGCTCTCGTTGCTGTTGCCCGACCCGGAGGTGTCGAGGTTGTTGGGGATGGTGGTGGTGTGCTTGATCGGCCAGCCCTTGAGCTCACCTTGAGCCATCTCGGGGTAGACCTTGTTGCCGTTGCCGTCGCGCAGGCCGAACAGCTTCATGTAGGTGCGCGGTGACAGCCCCCATCCTGGGGTGATCAGCAGGCTGTCGCTCTCCATCAGCGTCAGGATCAGGCTATCGAGATAGGCATCGATGCCATCCAGGTCGACGGTGCCGCTCCAGGGCACCACGCGCCCTTCGGCCACGCAGATCGGACCGAAGCCGGTGGGGGTGTCGCTGGAGCCATCGTCACGCAGGAAGGCCTTGTCCTCGCGCACCGCCATGCTGGCCAGCATGTCGTTGAGGAACAGCTGCTCGACGTTGAAGCCGGCACGACCGATCAACTGGTTGGAGAACGGCACCAGGGTGATCATGGTCTTGGCGTTCAGCGCGACGTCGTCGGTGCTGCCTTCGCTGGCCAGCACATCACTGCCCTCGCCCACGTAGCTGGAGGTGGCACCGGAGGCCATGCGCGGCAGGCTGAGGTTGCCGTTGGGCAGCGGCATGGTCTGGGCGCCCAGCGAGCGCACGATGGTCTTCGGGCGCAGCAGCTCGATGATCTCGTCGTGCATGTTCTGCGGCACCAGCGAGCCACCGGAGCCGGCGGAGGTTTCCACCGCCATGGCCACGTCGTTGTCGCCGATCTCGTTGCGGGCGAACTGGGCCGCGATCTGCATGTCGCCGCGGCCAGCGGCGACGGCCATGGCCATGCGCGCCGCGGTGGCACCGGTGTACTGCTTGAGCTCGGGCTTGACGTGCACCGCCGGGGCGCCGTTGCCGCCCTGCCCTGCCTGGCTTCCGGCGTAGGTCTCGACCGGCTGTGAGGCGGTGGCGTTCATGCGCTCGGTGCGCTCGGCGCGCTCCAGCTTGGTGGTCAGTTCTTCGAACTGGGTGGAGAGCTGTTCGAACTGCTCGAGCTGTTCGGCAGTCAGTTCGCCGTTCTCGGCCTCCAGCTTGGCCAGCTCCTGCACCTGGGCGTTGATCTCGGCGCGCTGGCGGCGGAGTTTCTCGATGTCGTACATGATGCGTCCTCTTGGGTTGGGCACAGAAAAGGCGGCCCGTGGGCCGCCTTTGGGGTGTCGCTCCGCCGCGTGGCTAGAGCCGACAGCTGGCGTCGAGCGCCCGGGCTTGCGCCCGGATGCTGCGACTTGACTGGGATGAACGGGAGCTGGAGCCGGCATAGGCCTGTGCGATGCTGTCCAGGGCGTCCTGAGCCGGGGCGATCTCGTCGATCAACCGGGCGGAGAGCGCGGCCTCCGGGTCGTAGAGCCGCGCCTGGGTGGCGATGACGTCGGCCACAGCGAGTCCGCGGTACTCGGCCACCGACTCGGTGAACATGGCGTAGGCGTTGTCGAGCTTGAGGTTGATCTCCTGCTCGGCCTGGTCGGTGATCGGCGCGTGGGGCGTGAGGTCGTTCTTGTGGTCGCCGCGGAAGTAGGTGTTGAAGGTGATACCCATGGCCTCTTCCATGCGGCTGACCTCATAGGTCTCGATGATCACACCGATTGAGCCGACGCCGGCGGTGGGGCTGGCGACGATCCGCGAGCAGGCCGCGGCCAGGAAGTAGCCGGCCGAGTAGGCGGCGAAGTTGACCAGCGCGGTGATCGGCTTGACGGTGGTGCTGGCCCGGATGAAGTCGGCCAGTTCCTTGCAGCCCATGGCCTGGCCGCCGCCGGTGTGGAAATCGAGCACGATCTCTTCGACCAGCTCGTGCTTGAGGGCGGCATTGATCTGGGTGCGCAGCCGCTCGTAGCTGAGGATCTCCTCGCAGGCGCCGTTGATCTGGCCGCGACGGGCGACCAGTACGCCGTGCACCGGGATGATGGCCAGCCGGCCCACCACCTTGAGGTTATGCATCTCCCGTTCTTCAGGGTCATGCGCCATGGCCGGGCCTTTCGGCAGACCCTGGTTCTGGCCCAGAGTCTCCGGGAGATCCGTGACACGACCCAGCAGGCGCGGCTCGAGCACGGAGCGCACCGCCTGCACTAGAGTCGGGGTCGCGTAGAGGGGTGTGTCGAACACCATCGACGCGACGTGCGGGTAGTTGATCATGGCGTGCGACATAGGATCTCCTCGATCTCCTGGAGCTGCTCGGGGGTGGCGTTCAGGCTTTCGCCAGCCTTTCCGGCGTCGGTCATGTTCATGGGCGTGAGGTAGCGATTTCCGCCGGGGATCGGCGGCATGTTCTCCAGCCGACGGATGTCGTTGACCGACAGCCAACCCCACTGGCGGCCAAGGGCGTAGGCCTCGTAGCGGCTCTTCTGGTCGCCACGCAGAAGGCCCTGGACGTTAAACTCGATGTAGAGGTTCTTGCGCTCCTCCGGCAGCAGGAGGTCGCGCATCATGGCGGCCTCTTTGCGCTTGATCCACGGCAGCAGGGTGAAGATCACGAACTGCAGGCCCTGGTGCTCGATGTTGTTAAAGGTCGCCTTGTCGAGCTGCTGGACCATGTGCGGGGGCACCTTGTACAGCCGGCACACCTCGATGACGCCGAAATTGCGCGACTCGAGCAGCTGGGCCTTCTCGTTATCCATGGCCAGCTGCTTGTACTCCATGCCCTCCTGCAGCAGCGCGACCGAGAACATGTTGCGCAATCCTGAGTGCTTCTCGGCGAACTTCTCCAACAGGCGGTCAACCTTGGCCTGGTCTTCGATCGGAGGCGCTTCCCTCGGGCGCTGGATGACCCCGGACATGGTGGTGCCGCGCTGGAACACCGCGGCGGCGTGTTGCTCGGTGGCCAGCGCCAGCCCGATAGCATCGGCGTTGGTGGCGATCGGCGAAAGCCCGACGAAGCCATCCACCGAAAAGGCCTTGACGTGGTGGACCATGCGCATCGGCAGGACCTCGTTGAGGTCGAGCAGCTCGTAGTAGGGCATGCCGTCCGGCCCCTTGAGCACGCGCACCTTCTTGGGGTGCACGGGGATCAGCTCGCGGGGGTAGCCAGCGCCGTCACGCTCGATCAGCGAGAACTCGTTGCCCTCCAGCGCCAGCGAGCCGATGCCCTGCTCGTAATACTCGAACGAGGTGTCCTTACGGTTGGGGGCGCTATGCACCACGTCGTACAGCGGGTGATCGATGGCGCGATCACGGCCGCCGTTGGCGTCCCGGCGATACAGCTCGCAGGGCAGTTGGGCCACCGATTCGGCCAGCAGGGTGACGCAGGCGCGCAGCGCCGAGACGGCCATGGCGGTCTCGGTGTTGACCATGGTGCCGGCCTTGGTCTGGCGGCCAGCCACGGAGCTGACCCAGCCGGTCCAGTCGGCGCCCTTGCGCGGATGGCCACCGGCGGCGGTGCTGGTGAAGAGGCCAGGCCAGAACATCAGCTGCCCCCCTCACCGGCAGGCTGCCGGCGGGCGGCGGCCCGAGAAACCAGGCAAGACCAGACCAGACACAGCGTTCCACCGGTGATGTATCCGGCGGCGGGCAGGACCAGCCAGGCGCCATAGGCCACCAGGGCGGCACCCACGATGCCGACCAGGAGCGTGAGAATATTGATCAGCATGTGACGTCCGTTGTGTCGTAGATGGATTTTTCTGGCTCTTGGCCTTCGGTGAGCACCGCCCGGCCCAGCGCCATGAGGATGGCGATGATGCCGTCGATCTTCTGCTCGGGCTTTTCCTTGCGCGGGTAGATGTTGTCCTTGGCGTCGGCCTTGGCGACCACGTTGCTGGCCATCCACGTCAGTACCGGATCGCAGGCATGACGCCAGCGCCCGCCGGTGATGGCGGCCTCCATCTCGCGCATGGCCGGGCTCATGTTCTGCACGGTGTTGCGGAACTCGATGATCTCGGCGCCATCGCTCATCAGCTGGTGGGCCAGTTGGGTGGCGCGCCAGGGGTCGTAAGCGATCTCCTGGATCTCGAAGAGACCGGCGAGGTCCTTGATGTCCTCGCGGATGACCTCGAAGTCGAGCTCCTCTCCATCGGTGGTGATCAAGTCGCCACTGTTCACCCAGCTCTCGTAGGCCGCGCGGTTGTGGCTGGCTCGCTCGACGGCACCCTCGGGCAAGTAGCTGCGCACGAAGACCGTCCAGCGCGTTTTCATTCGCCCCTTCTTGTCCTCGACTTCATCCCGGAACAGCAGCGCGATGGCGGCGATGTCGGTCTTGCTGGCCAGGTCGACGCCCAGCCAGCAGGGCTTACCGATGAAATCCTCGATCTTCAGCGAGGGGTCGCCGACCGCATGCCACTGCGCCATGTTCAGCCAGGCCGTGCGTGCGCTGACCCAGACGTTGAGGTGCTTGGTCAGGAAGCTGTTCTGGCGGCTCGGATAGCGGATGGCGTCCCGCTGGGCCTTGAGGAGAAACTCCTCGCTGACCGAGACCCCGAAGTTCGGGTTGGCCTTGCGCAGCACTGCCGGGTCCTGCCAGTCGTCCCCAGCGTCAATGGTGTAGATGATCCCGAACAGCTCGTCGTTGGGCAGTGCCCCGTCGAGCATCTGCTGTACCTGGCGACGCTTGTCGTAGCACGGCCCCGCCAGGTTGAAGCCCGCGGTGGTGATGATAAACATCAGCGGCTGATCGCGGGCGCCCATGCCGGTGAGCATGGTGTCGTAGAGGTTCGGGCTCTGGTGCTCGTGGAACTCATCGACCAGCGAGCAGCTCGGCGATGAGCCGTCGCCGGGGTCACCGATCAGCGGCTCGAGGCGGCTGCCGTCCTCCGGGATCGAGATGTTCTTGGCCATCACCTCGATGCCGGCCGCACTGACCAGGGCCGGCGACTTGTTGAGCATCAGCCGGGCCGGGCGGAACACCTCCCAGGCCTGCTTCTCGGTGGTCGCCCCGCAGTAGACCTCGGCGCCGTATTCGCCATCGGCACACAGCATGTAGTTGGCGATGGCCGCGGCCAGCACCGACTTGCCGTTCTTGCGCTCGACCTCGATGTAGGCCTCGCTGAACCGCCGCAGCCCGCTCTTCTTCTTCAGCCAACCGAAGATGGCGCAGACGATGAACAGCTGCCAGGGCTCCAAGGAGACCAGCTGTTTCTCGCGCGCCCAGCGCCCCTTGGTGTGAGGCAGCAGCTGGATGAAGACGCATGCGTGTTCAGCGGCGTCGCGGTCGAACCGGTACGGATTGGACCGGGACTTCGCTGCCTTGAGATCGTCCAGATGGCGCTGGCAAGCCTGCCGGACCTCCTTGCACGCCGGTATCCGGCCAGCCACTACGTCCCGGGCGTACTTGTTCGCGGCGTTGACGTTGGGGTAGCTGGCCATGGAGTCTCATCGCTTCTTGCCCACCAGGTGCTTGAAGGGGTTGTTGGCGTCCTTCGCGCCCGGCACTGCCAGGCGCGCTCGGCTAGCGGGGTCCAGGCCGAGGGCACTACCGAACATCGCCAACTGCTTGAGCGCGGCATTGGCCTCGGTGCATGCCGGGTTCTTCACGTCGGAGTTCATGCCGGGCACCACGATGCCGTTCTTGGCGATGTCCTCCTCGGACTGGCGCCACCGCGCATAGGCCGAGCAGTAAGCCTCGAGGTTGGGAACGTCGGAGGCGGTCAGGATCTTGCTACTCACCAGCCAGGGTGCGACGCGCTCCCACATCTGGATGCCATAGGGGTGCAGCCACTCCGGGGGCAGCGGCACCTCGAGCAGCTCATCACCTTCCGGCTCATCGTGATTGACGGCCCGCTTGCCGGCGTTGCCCTGCACCGCCTTCAAGTGGCTTGGCTTGGGCTTGCGACCTCTTGTCATCTGCAACGCCTCTCAATTGCGAGCGATTCGCGCCGACCTGATTTTTCAATTTCGCGGGTGTAAAAATTTGACCTCAGCGTCGGTGTCCGCTGGCGAGAGGCTCCAGGGATTTACCCCCCCCTCCCCCTCAGGGGCCGTCGCCTCGGCCCCGCAGGGCCTCCTCCTGGGTCTTCGCCTTGTGGCAAGGCCCACAGATGGCCTCGAGGTTGTCGTCGCTGCCAGAGCCTCCAGCAGCCAGATTAACGATGTGGTCTACCTCGATGGCAGGCGTCACCCGGCCGGCCCGCCAACAGGGCTGGCACAGGCCGTTGTCACGCCTCAGGATGCGGTCCCGTTGGCGCCGCCAGGGTCGGCCGCCTCGGCCGCTCTTGGCCTGGCGCTTCTGGTTCCAGCCAACGGCCAGGTGAGCATGCGCATCGCAGTAGCCATGGTTATCGGTGGTCTTGCTGGCGCACATCGGTGCGCGGCAAGGACGCGGGGGCTTGGTTGGCATGGCAATAGATCCTCGACCTGATACTGCTGACGACCAGGGAATGCCGGAAATTTGTCGAAATTTGCGATGCTGCGGCCCCGTGGACGCCTTTAGGGGGCCCCGGGAGGACCCGCGGTGCCGCCCCGGGACGCCGCCCGCGCGGGCAGCGATTCAGCCCGATCGCTTCAGGCGCAGCGCATCCATGAACCCGCCGGGCTGCTGACCGGCAGCCACTCGCTTGTCCTGGCTGCGCTTGTGGACGTTGATGCCGAGGATGGCCAGGGCCACCGACCACATCGGCGTGAGAGCGGTCACCGCCTGGGCCATCTCGCCGGCCTGCGACAGGTCGGTGACCAAGGCCCAACCGATGGCGCCGCTCTGCAGGAGCCATGCCAGGGCCATTAGGTAACCGAACGTCGGCCGCCAGCGGCGCACGTATGCGTCATTGCTGGCCGCCTCGGCGCGGATGGTGCGGTTGACCTCGGCGAGTCGAGCGGTCTTCTCGGCAGCCTCCGCCGCCTCGGCTTCCATCCGCAACTGCTCCAACTTGAGGCGATGATCGCTGTCGATGCGCTTCAGCTCCGCCGGGTCCTGCAGCGCGCCAGCCAGGCCTTCAGGAGAGTTCTCGACACCCAGCAAGCCAGTGACCATGCGGGCGGCGCCAGCAGTGATGCCGCCAGCAGCAGGACCGCCAAGCGCAGTGGCCACGGCGGGCGCAACCTTGGCGACCTCTTCGACGGCATCCTTCCAGTCCATCACTGACCTCCGGTGGTGAGCAGGTCGGCCAGCACCTTGCCAACCGTGGATGCCGCGGCACCGAGAAACAGCATGGCGACAGCGGCAAGCGCCGACCAGCGCCCCATCAGAGCGCGGTACTGCTGTTTGCCTGTCTTGCTGGCAACGGCCGCCTGCAGCTCCAACTCGCGGATGCGGTCGCTGTGGTCATCGACCCGAGCCTCGAGCTTGCCCATCTCGGTGGCATGGGTGTTCTGCCGCTCCTCCATCCGCGTGAGGCGGTCGAGGATCTGGGCGTTCAGTTGGCGAAGGTCGCCGAGAGAGGTCTCGATCCTGTCGAGCTGTGATCCGTTCTGGGTTACCTCGGACATACTCACGACGCCCCCTCGCCAGGCAACGCCTTGGCGACTCGGTCGTACCAATCCCGATCCTCTCCCTCGAGCTGGCCACCGGCGGCGACGTACACTCGCGCGAGAGCCTCGAGGCTGTGCTCGTGCTGTCCGTACCCGGCACCCGGCAGAGATGCCCAGATGTTGCGGCAGCGCTCGATGGCGACCGAGAAGCGTCCGGCCTGGATCATTGGCAGAGCGCCCTGCTCACGCAGCTGCTGGATCGCATACAGGTCCTGCGCCTCGGGGCCGAAGTCAGACAACCCAAGCTGCCGCTGATAGTGCCGCCAGTAGCGGGACAGGATCTGGTAGCGGCCAGCCGCTGTGGACCACAATCCCGGGGCGTACTCGATGGCCGGGCCGTCGATCAGCGGGTGATCGGCGTAGCTCTCGAACAGGTCGAGGTCATCCGGCAGGGAACCGACCAGGACGTTGTAGCCATCGTCGGTGGCCGCCAACATGTCGGCTCCGATCTCGGCATGGGCCAGGGTATCGAGGAGTGCGAGCACGTTCTGCCCGCCAGCTTGTGTCGGGGTCAAACGCGCCATGCGCACCTCACATAGAAAGCCCCGCACGAGGGGCAAGACGCCAGGCAGCGCCATCACGAATAGGGAGCCGCCCTCGGGGATGGCGCGACAGGGGAGGACGCCGGGCGGCATAACAACTGGTAGCGGATGCCGGAGTTGCACCGACTTCTCCGGGTTATGAGCCCGGCGTCTTGCTGTCTGACCCATCCGCTGCAAACGCAAACGGCCCGCCGGGGTGAGCCGGCGGGCCGTGGTAATGTCTGGCGCCTGGCGGATTGATCGCCAAGCTACAGATACAGTAGCGCAACCGTGGAGAAAGCGCAATATATGGTGTGAAATCGGCTACCTCTGTGGATAACCGGTCGCAACGATCGAGATTAGAACGAAAGGCCAGGGCTGCGAAGAAGGCCACCGGGGAAATGAAACACAAGTGTTGTCACAGAAACACTTGTGTTGTATGATTACCTCATCGACACCAATGGAGGAGGTATGAAATACAGCGAGTTCGTTCGATGGCTAAAACAGCAGGGGGTTGAGGTCACCAAGGGCAAGGGACGGCACAGCTTGAAGGCGACCTACAACGGAAAGACGGTTCCAATTCCCTACCACGGCGCCAAGGAAATCGGCGAAGGGGTTAGGAAGACGGTCATCAAGCAACTGGGCCTCTGAGGAGGCCCCACCCTGAACATCGACGAACAGCGCGTATGAATACTTTCAGAACTGAGTGAATGAGTTAGTTAAACAGCCTAGAAATGGAGAGATGCTATGCGCTACGCAGTCCATGTAGTTCCCGACACCGTCGGATACATGGCGACCTGCCGGGACCTACCCGAGTTCATTGCGGCCGCGGAAACCGTGGATGCAACCTTGGAGAACGCAGTAGAAATTCTGGAAACCACCCTGGGGATCTACATCGACGAGCGTCGTCGCATCCCGACCCCCAGTTCTATCCAAGAAGGTGAGCAACTTGTAGCCGTACCCTTGAGCACAGCCCTCAAGGCGCTGTTGTCAAATCAATTGCTCGATCAAGGATGGCGAAAAGCGGATCTGGCTCGAGCAATGGGGGTGCATGCTCCCCAGGTTGATCGCCTGCTAGACGTCAACCACAAGTCGAAATTGGCCGCGATCGAACGCGCATTCGACACCATGCATCGCCGCGTTGAGGTTGAGGTAGAAGTCGCCTAACCTAGCGCTTGCGCTGCAACCACAAAGCCCTCGCTCCATGCGGGGGCTTTTTTTCGACCTAAGAGTTCTCAGGCAGCTACCTTCAAGTTATACCGGCTGGCCTCTGCCATCGGATTCGTGACTGCCTCCAAGCTTGGCCAAAAAGATCAGCTGCGCCTTGGCAGACTTCGCCGCGTCCTTGATCGCCTGCCCGTTCTTGAACGCCGGGACCTGGTGCGCGGTGCGCACCCGGCGGCGGCCGCCCTCCTGGCCCTGGGCGTGCCGATCGGCCAGCGCCGCGCGCTCCTCCTCGCTGCGCGGCACCACTTGCAGCTGGCGCCGGCCGCCCTGCTCTACCGCGCGCTCCTCGATGCAGTCGAACGCACGACCCGCGGCCACACTGCCATCGAACCCCAGCAGGTGAGCATAGCGGGCGATGTCGGCGGCAATCTGGTGATAGCTCGCCGCCCACTCGCTGCCATGGGCGCGGCGGTCCAGCTTGCGGGCCTGGATCAGCAGCGCCAGCAGCTGGCGCTCGGGGATGTTCGCCCAGGCCAGCCAGCGGCGCACGGCCTCGTGGCTCTCGTGGTAGCGGATGCCGCGGTCGTAGAGGGTGGCCAGCGGCTCCCGGGCGATGTCCGTGCCGCCGGGCGCATGCCCCGGGGCGATCGGGCTGCCGCCGATCCCCTGCAGGTGGTCGGTGCCGTGCAGCGTGCGGCGCTCCACCTCCATGTCGAGGACCCGACGCACGAACACGCGCGTCGCCTCGTCGTCGTGCTCCGGGTGCTGCTGGCGCGCCAGCTCACGCAGCCGCCAGATGCCCATGCGCTCGTAATCCCTGGTCTGTGCCGTCACGCTATTGCTCCCCTCGGTCTGCGCCAGTGCTGCCATCGCCATCATCGTCTCCCCGTTGCCATTCCGAGCCGTTCTCCAGCACAAATCGTTCTCGCTCGCCCACCACGTGGGTGCGCGGCCAGCTGGCATACTCCCGAAGCACCCGCTTCGCTTCTTCGAAGCCCCGCGCCAGCGCCGGTCGATACCCGCGCGACTTTGCCAGCGCCAGCCACGCCCGCTGGCTCTCGGCCAGGTCCGCATCCTTGGGCGGTGTGGCCTTGAACTCGAGGTAGAGCCCAAACCATCCGCCCCGCGCATCCATCACCACCAGGTCGCTTACCCCAGCCTTCACGCCCTGCTGCTTCATCCGCCCCGCTTCCTTGCCCAGCCGATACCCGCCGTTGGGCACGTGATAGGTGGCGTCGTAGAGCTGGCCCACCGCGGTACCGCGCATCTTCTCGCCGAGGAGCCAGCGCATCACCACAGCCTGCTCCTGGCCTTCCCAATCGACCGGCTTGCGGCGAGGCTTGCCGTCGGCGGTGGGCTTCCGCCGGACAGGACCCCGGCCATAGGTGCGTGAGCTCATGCCAGCAGCTCCCGCGCTTCGATCAGCGTCAGCCGGCCGGTGTGGAATGCCCCGGTGTCGATGTAGTGGACGTTGCCGAGCTGGGTGGGCGCGCCGACGATGGTGTGGCCGACCACCACGGCATCGATGCCGATCACCGGCGTCTCGTCCTGCTGTTGAATGCGCGTCCTGCCCCATACCATCTGCACCCGGTTCGGCCCATCGACCTGCCACAGCGTCGCCCAGTCCTTGGGCGGCTCGGCGTGGACCATTCCGATACGCTGCCCGTCTACCTCCACCTCGCGGGCATACGGCAGATGCTCCAGAGCCGCCTCGAGGGTCGCCTTCACCTCGCGGAGATTCTCGCCCAACGCCCAGGTGCCGCCGTTCGACATCCACAGCTCGTGGGGCATCCAGTCTCCCTCGTTGTCGATCAACAGGGCGTTGAGCGCCAGCATCTCGTGGTTGCCGCGCACGCCGTGGAACCAGGGCTCGAACGCAAGCGACAGGCAGTCGAGCGACCGAGCACCACGGTCGATCAGGTCGCCCACGCTGAATAGGCGATCCCGGCCCTTGTCGAACCCCACTCGGCTCATTTCTGAGTCCAGTAGATCCATCTGGCCGTGGATGTCGCCGACGAAGAAATCGCGGCCCTGCGTGTTGGCCTCATGCCGTTGGATCATCACCGCCTCCTCGGGTCGTTGTGGTACCGGGCATCCCGGGGCTTCTCTTGGGGCTCGCTCATATCCGCTGCGGGGGATAATCGGCAATTATCCGCCATAGGGGATATGACGCTGGCGCGAGTGCTCAGCATGCGCCCTCCCTCCTGCGCTTCCAGTTGCCGAAGTCGGCGACGATCCTGCGGAACATCGCCGCGGCTTCCTCGTCGTGATCCAGCTCAGCACGGCTGACGACGCCGCACGCCTGGCGGATCGCATCGGCGGCGTCCTCCGGGGTGTGGGTGCCGTCCGGCAGCTGGGCCTCGGTCATGCCGTGCTGGCGCCGGCGGCGGGCATCGAGGTAGCGCCCGAACACCGGCAGTCCGCCGAGCATCGCGGCTTCCCGCGCCAGCCGGCCGCCCTTCATCTCGGCCGTCATGCCGGCACCTCGTCGGGCTGGGTGATGCTGCTCGGCTTCCATCCGGTGGACTCGCTGACCTGGCGCCAGCTGGCGTCGTCACCTTCCTCGAGCCGCACCAGGTCATGGCACTGGCAGCGGCCGGTTCTCGTATAACCTTCGATCTCGATGCGCACCCAGGAAGCACGCCCCCAGTGCCTGCGTTCCGCCTTCGACTTGGGAGACGACTTGCAAAGCACCCTGGCCACGAGGCCAGACAACTCGGGGACGATCTCCTCACCGACCAGCATCACGGGGTCACCAGCACGTATGCGCTTCCCGCGGCGGTCATAGCCCAGCACCCCAGTCAGCCGGTCGTAAACTCGACGGATGACGTTCATGCCCCACCCCCTGCAGCCAGCAGCTGCTCCCCGGTTTCGATCAGCCAGCGCAGCTCCTGGCCGGCGTCCTGGTTGCCCTGGGCGTAGTCCTCCCGGGCCTGCTCGAGCAGGGTCAGGTGCATCGCCGCACAGCGGTTGAACAGCTCGGGCGGGATGGTGACGCCCTCCTCGGGATGGATGCGCTCGACGCTGGCGGGATACTCGATGGCCGGGAGTGCCTGCCCCGCACCGTCACCGGCCACCTCCGGGGCCTCCGGAATCCGCCCCGCCTGGTAGGCATTGACCGCCGGGCACTCCGGCGCGTGATGCTGCCCCGGGGGGCTGGCGCAGGCGTCACAGCCCTTGGGCTGGGCCGGGCGCGTCACCGGCTTGGGCGCACCACCGACGGCCGGGCGCAGGGTGTCCCGGCTCTTGGGGCGCACCGGCGGCAGGTTGTCGGCGGCAGAGTGGTTCGTCGGCGCATCATCGGTCGCCGTCTCGGGGTGGACCCGCTCCATCCAGCCGGGCGAGGGCCACACCGCCTCACCGGTCACCACGACGAGCTCGAGGCGGCGCAACTCCACCAGCGCGTTGAGCACGCGATCCTGCTCCGCCGTGGCCCTGGCGTTGCAGTAGGCCTGCAGGATCATGATCGGCACGCCGCGGCGGGTCTGGCGGTGCTCCGAGACCACCCCCGTCAGCACCTTGGCCTGCCACTTGGACAGGCGGATGCGGTTGTCGATGTCGCGAGAGGTCGTCATGCCGCCACCCCCAGGGCCTGGATCATCCGGTTGCCCATGGCCATGTCCCGGTCGTGCCAGCCAGCGGCATACCAGGCGTCGTAGGTGCTCAGCGCCTCGGCGTAGAGCCGGGCGCCACGCTGGCGGGCTTCCCCGCCCCGGCGGTAGGCCGTGGCCTCGCCGAGGCTGATGTCGTGCTGGGCGGCGAACAGCCCGTCCGCCACCGCCGTGTCATGCACGCTCGCCATCGAGGAACTCCTTGAGGCCCTGCGGGCGCAGCTGCTGGGATTGGAGCGCCAGCGCACGGCCGGCAGCGGTGAGCGAGAACAGGGGGTGGCAGTCCTCGCCGATCTGCTCGTCGACCAGGGTCTCGATATAGCCCCCGCGATGCAGCCGGGTGACGGTGTTGGCGACCATGCGCCAGCTAGGACCAGCACCGCAGGCATTGGTCAGCCGCCGCCACAGATGATTGACGGTCAGCCCGGTATCCGGGCCGCCGGCACGCGCCAGCGTCAGCAGAATCGCGCGGTCGAGGGTGATGGTGGTGTCAGGCATCGTCCTGGCCCTCCTGGTCTACGGACATCACTGTCATCAGCCAGTCGATGCCCTTGTCGGTGATGCCCAGCACCTGCCGGGCCGGCTTGCCCACGGTCCCGATCACATCGATCAGTTGGAGAGCGAGCAGCTCATGGCAGCGCGGGCAAACGCTGGAAAGCGGGATCCCCGGCAGCTCTGCAAGCTCTTGACGGGTCCAACCCTCCCCCTTGGCGCACCAGTAGAGGGCGGCCATGATCCTGACCTGCTGGTGAGCGGCACGACCGGAGCGGCGAACGTCGTCGAGCCCTTCGCGGGAGACTTCGTTGCCGGTGGGTTGCATCAATGCGGTCATGGCTAGTCCCTCCCCGGCGCGACAGGCGGCAGCGCCTCCATCGCCTTCATCAATTCCCGACCGCGATAGGTGCAGGCGTTGAAACCGTCCTCGCCGCGCACCACCACCTTGGCGATGGCCCCGACCTCCAGGAGATCGTCACGATGGGCCTTGCTGGGGACGTCGCCGTCGCGGACTGGGCCCTCGCTGTGGCAGCAGCGGAGAACGTCGTAATGTCCGCCGCCGAGGTCGTGGGCGATGTCCGCCAACTCGATGATCTCGAGCAGCTCTGATTGGCTGCACAGGTCCAGGCGCTCGCCGCCGATGGCCTGCAGGATTCGCTTGATGCTCATGATCACCTCCCTCCCAATGCGCCACGCAGGGCAGCCAGCCCCTCGCGGCCACTCATGCGTTGTTTCAGCCCGGCGGCCTCCGCGCGGCGCTGCGCCTCCTCTCGCCCGGCTCGCTCGGCCAGTTCCGCCGGTGAGCGGCTGCCGTCGTGCTCGAGCAGCTGGCGCTCGGTCAGCGTTTCGCCGGCCATCACCCGATTGACCAGGGCCTGGTAGTGCTTAGCGAAGCGGCGTTCGGCGGCCTCGATGCGGCTCTTGGTTCGGGTGTGGGTCAGCTCCCACCAGCCGGTGGCGTTGCCGGCCATGCGCACCGCCTCGTGGCTCCAGCGGTGCTGTCGCGGTTGGTGGGCGTGGTCCGTCACCTCGCGCCAGGCCTCAGCGACAGCCGGCATGCCGAAGTCCTCCGGCGTAGGCGCCAGCAGCTTGATCAGCACCGGGATCGTCGGCGGCCAGGTATTCCCCTCGCGCTTCAGCTCGCTCATCGCCCGCTCGATCACCCGCCGGGTCGGCAGCGCCTGCCACCGGGCCAGCTCCATGGCCATCTCGCGCTTGCTCAGCGCCAGCACCTGGTCGCTGGGAAACGCGCTCTCCCAGGTCCGTGGGTACAGGGCCGCCAGCCGGGTGAACACCTGGCTCACCAGCGCCAGCACCTGGTCCCTCGGCGCCGTCTCCGCCTTCGGTTGGCCACCAGCCGTCGGCCCAGCTGGTGTCGTTCGGGTCGGCGAGCTGTTCGCGGACTCGCCGGCGTTGATCCGCTGGGTCTGCTGTGCCAGCAGCTCCGGCATGGCGTGAGGCATGGGGGTGTCCTCCAGTGGCGGGCGCCTGGCGGCGCAGGTTCTCGTGGACCCAACGGGCAAACCGGCGAGTCCAGTCGGCAGTGGTGGCGGTACGCCCGGGCTGGGCGGCGAAGTGCTCACGGAAGTCGAGCAGGGCCTGGTGCACGTCGGCATCGGGCGCCAGCCCACGCTCCCAGCAGGCGCGCTGCCAGGTGGCGGTGTCCGGCTCCCAGTCCAGGGTCATCGGCTGCTGGCGCTGACGGTGGCCAGCCAGGGGCGGCTCGGGGTCGACGGAATCGGCCGGGGTGACCAGCGGCTGGCCATCGTCGTCGAGGCCCTGGCCGAACACGCCCCGCGAATCGCTCGCGTCCGCGTCAGAGTGAGAGGGGGTTAGAGTCCTAGTGGTAGATTCAAGGGGTGACACCGGTGTCACCCTCCCCCTGTCACCGGTGTCACCCTCCCCTGTCAATTTGTCACCCTCGGAGGGTGTCAGGTTGTCACCCTGGGGAGCGGATGCCGGCTGGTCAGATGTAGTAGGGGTGACAGATTGACACCCTGCACCTACGGCCAGGCGGTAGCGGTTGGATTGCTGCCGACCGTTGGCCGCCTGGCGCTTGTGCACGGTGAGCAGCCCGCGTTCCTCGAGGGCATCGATGGCCCTCTGGACACTCCGGTTGGAGCACCCCATCTCCTCGGCCATGGTGCTGATGGAGGGCCAACACACATGGTCCTCGTCGGCGTAGTCAGCCAGCAGCATCAGCGCCAGCCGCGACGGGGTGCGGATCTCGGACGGCAGCGTCTTCATCGACTGCCGAGCCCAATGCATAGCGGCCAGGCTCATCCCTGCCCCTCCAACTGCGCCAGCTCGAGCGCATAGGTCGACAGCAGCTCCAGGTGCCCACAGCGGTTGTCGCGCACCCTGGCCACCGGCGCGGCCCAGGCCGGCGTCAGCCGCATCAGCTCGGCCATCTCGGTGTGGTAGCGCACCCGCAGGCGCAGCTCGGTCAGGCGATCGTCGTCGCGCTCCGCGGCCTCGATCTCGAACGCCAAGCGGCTGGTCGAGGTGATCAGGTCGGCCCGGGCCCGGGAGGCCTGGCCGGTCTGGCTGCCTGGCGGCGTGTGTGGATCGTTCATCATCAGTCCCTGTTCGTCTCGCCGTCGCTCTCGTCGAGCCGCGCCTGGAACTCGGCGGCCCGCTCCAGATGGCGACGGCGCAATGCCTCGTCGCCCCCGTTCCCCCAGGCCTGGATGCAACGCAGTAGCTCGGCCGCGGCCTGGTGGTACTGCACCTGCAGGCTGTACTCGGCGGCGGCATTGCCGAGCCCCTGGGTGTCTTCGATCAACAGCGCCAGCCGGGCCACCAGAATCGACAGGCGGGCAATCTCCCGCTGCGGCTCGTCGGTGGTGTGGGGCGCTGAGGTGGTGTCCTCCGGTTGGTGAGTGGGCGGTACCGTCACCCTGGTCACGCGGCGGTCGTCGCTCGCATGCCGGGCTGCCGTTTTGGGCTCTCGCCCTCGGCGCGCAGGGCGCCACGAGTCAGCTTCTCCAGCTGCAGCGCGCGGTGCGGCGGCACGTTCTCGCCCCACTGGCTGACGGCCTGGCTGGTGATGTTCAGCGCGGCAGCCAGCTTTCCCCGGTTCCCGAAGTGTTGAATTGCGTCGTGTGTCTTCATCACTGCATCCCCTGTCATGCCTGGACGGCCATACAGCACCTTCAAACGCGCTGAGTATTAGCAACCAGCGGTTTAACCTTGGAGGTGTCAGCTCGCAGAGCGCCGCCAGTGATGTTCTCGATCTGCCACTGACGCCCCATGGGGACCGTGTCAGCCCACAAGCTGACGGCCTGGGTGGTAATCCCCAGTGCCTCCGCTGTAGCGCTGACAGACCCGAAATGGGCAATGACGTCTGACTTTTTCATGGCCGCCTCTCTATGTAAGTGCGCTTACCATAGTAGGCAAAGCCGAGCTACCTCACAAGCCGTAAGATTGCTTACATGAGCACTCAATCAGAACGCATCAAGGAAAGACGCAAGGAACTCGGGCTGACGCAGCAACAAGTTGCTGATCCCGTAGGGGTTTCTCGCGTGTCCATCACGCAATGGGAAAATGACCCATCGGTGCGGATCTCGGGGGCGAACCTCGCTCGGCTCGCCAAGGTGCTGAAGGTCAGCACGAACTACATCCTCAATGGCGGACCATCCCGCATGGAGGAGCCGTCCGGTCAGTACCATCTGGAGAACAACCTGGCTGCAGCGCCGGCCATGCACGGACAGGTACCGGTAATCAGTTGGGTGCAGGCAGGCGCGTTCACTGAGGTGTGCCACGTTGAGCTGGATCCGGAGGACACCATCTGGCTCCCGCGCCCGCCCGGCGCCAGCGAGGATTGTTTCGCCCTGAGGGTGGTCGGCGACAGCATGGTGCCCCGCTACAACCCCGGAACGCTCATCTTCGTAGACCCCGAAGTGCAGCCCGAGAATGGCGACGATGTCGTCGCCCGCCTCACCGACAGCTCCATCGAAGAAGCCACGTTCAAGCGCCTGATACTAGAGCCCGGCGCGCCCAAGACGCTGATGGCGATCAACCCCAACTGGCCCCACCGCTTCATCGAGATCAACGGCAACTGCGAGATCATCGGCACCGTCATCGCTGATATGAATCTACGTCGCCGCTGACACCATCCTGGCTCTCCGGCTGACCGTTATCGGCACTCCGAGAACACCCGCCTAGCCCGCCCATCCCGGCGGGCTTTTTCTCGCCCGACATGTAAGCGTACTGACATTTTCCCTTGCGCATCTGCGTAAGCTAGCTTACCTTGTAATCGTCACGCGTAAGCGGACCTACAAGAGACAGGGGAACAGTCATGCAACTCACCTTCGGCACCTGGCGGGCCACCGCCAACACCGACCGCACCCGGGGAGAACTCGCACCGCGCGAGGCTCAGCACCTCATGGCGCTGGCCAGCGGCCTCTCCGCCAAGGAGATCGCCCGCGAATTCGGCATTCAGCCCGCCACCGTCAAGCACTCGCTGATGCGGGTCTACGGCCGGCTCGGCGTTCGCCGTGGCACCGCCGCCGTCGCCGAGGCCATCCGCCGCGGCTGGATCGCTCCGCTCATCATCCTGCTGATGGTGGCCGACCTCCACGGCCAGACGCTCCGCGCTCGCATGCCGGTTCGCACGCGCCAGCAGAGCACCGTCACCGCCCGCGCCGCCGCCGGTGGCCGTGGCCCTGACCTGGGGGTGCTGATCGCATGAACCGTTTCCTGACCGGCCAGATCATGGCCGCCACCCTTCTCGACCACGGCTGCGACATCAATACGCGCGAGCCGATGGCGCTGGGCATGGACCTGGCCATCGCCGTCAGCCTCCAAGGCCGCTACCGCGTGCGCTTCGACTACTACGGCAACGCCCACAAGCTGCGCGTCACCGTCCGTCTCACCGAGGCCGAGGGCGCCGAGAACCCGGACGGTCTGGCACCCCAGCCGGCGTTATTCGAAGTGGCGCTGCCCACGCGGGACACCGACGCCCAGCAGTGCCGCCGCATCCGCGACGAACTCGAGCGGATCAACGACCACCTCAGTGACCTGCTACTGGAGGGCCAGCCGTCATGACCAACGCCATCCCCGCCTCCGCGCACATGATCGCCGCGCCGGTCCACGACCTGGCCGCCGCCTGGAACCAGCACGCCGTCGAGCGCTGCCAGGTGGACCCCGCCACCGAGCTGCTGGCCGTGCCGGTGACCCGCCCCGGCCGCAAGCCGGGCTGGCGCCCAGCGTTCCGCGTGCCGGCCACCAGCACCCTGGTGATCGTCCACACCGCCAGCCCGCACGCCTCGCCCGAGCAGGCACGCCAGTGCCTGGCAGACCTGCTCACGGCCATGGCCGCCGAGGGCAGCATCATCCTGCAACCGGAGATCGCCGCATGAATCGCTATTCCCGCGCCGACCGCAACACCGGCGGCATCGTCGGTGGGCTCGCCCTCCTGGTCCTGGCCGCCGCCGGCATGCTCGCCATGGCCGCCGTCACCCGGATGGACACCCAGGTGGCCAGCGAGATGCACCGCCAGTATTGCCAGGACGTCGCCCTCTGGCAGGCCGAGGCCGCCCGAGGCGTGCCGCTCAACCGCCGAGTCGGCCAGCCCGACTGGAAGGGCATCGCCGCCGAGCAGTGCCCCGCCCGCGTGCAACCCATGGATCACACCGCCCAGCGCCAGCTGGTGCAGTTCTGAGGAGAGCCGAGATGCGACTGATCGACCACGTGACCGCACACCCGCTGCTCGATGAACGCCCCGTGAAGGACGTGCTCGAGCCGCTGGGCTTCGACATCCATATCGAGACGTTGGAGACGCCGGACCAGGACGAGGAGCGCGAAGACGCCGAGCGCTTCGAAGCGGATCCCGAGGCTTTCATGGCGGGGATGGAGTTCAGCGTGCCGGAAGGGTTCACCGAGTTGGCCCGCTTCGACACCGAGGACTGCGAGATCGTGATGCTGGCGGTCAAGCCCGTGACGGCGGTGGCCCTGGCTCTGATGGCTCCAGTGGATGAGGCGGAGGTGCCGGCATGAAGGAACGTCCGATCCTGTTCAACGACGAGATGGTCCGCACCCTGCTCGATGGCCGGAAGACACAGGCGCGGCGGCTCTTGAAGCCTCAACCGGGAACCACTCCGGACGACTACCCGGGCGCGCCCGGCCATTGGTGGCCGTGCAATGCCGTCCATTCGATGGTGCACGTAGAGCGCGAGCTTCAGAACAAGGCAGGTGGCTGGGAAGGGTTCGCGGGGACCGTCTGCCCCTTTGGCCAGCCCGGCGACCGGCTGTGGGTGCGGGAGGCTCACGGCTACGAGATCCGTTCCGTAGGCGGCACGCCTCACGAGCAGATCGCCTATCGCGCTTCCAAGCCCAACGCAGTGAGCTGCTACGACTGCAACGGAGTTGAGCAGCCGATGAAGTGGCGCCCCTCCATCCACATGCCCCGCTGGGCCTGCCGCCTGCTGCTCGAAGTTACCGCCGTGCGCGTCGAGCGGCTACAGGACATCAGCAGATTCGATGCATGCCGCGAGGGAATCTACGCCGAGGACCATGACTGGCGAGAGTCTGAGTTCTACCTGCCGAACGTGGCCTATCGGTCATCGCCTAGTGCAGGCGTTCGCTACTCGAGTGCGCGACACGCCTTTGAAGAGCTGTGGGCATCCATCAATGGCCCCGACAGTTGGGCAGCCAACCCCTGGGTCTGGGTCGTCGAGTTCCGCCGGATCGAGGCGCAGGAGGTGGCCGCATGATCCCCTCCTTCGCCTGGAACGCCCTCGCCCATTTCGCCAGTCGACCCGCGGTCGCCCGCTGGCTGATCCGCCGGGCCATGCGCACCCCGTACCGCCACATCATCAAGAACGGCGAGTGCTACATGGAGCGCTACTGGCTGTTCAACCCCTACGACAACGAGACCCGCGTGGCCCGCTGGCCCTGGTGCCCGGTGTCGGTTCGCCTCCACGTCATCCGCCAGCCCGATGAGGACCAGCACCTGCACGACCACCCGTGGGACGCCCGCACCATCATCCTGCGCGGCTGGTACCTCGAGGAGCGCCACGGCCACCACCTCGCCTCGCGCCAGCCCGGCGACACCGCCGAGATCGGCGTCCGCCGCTACCACCGCATCAACGAGGTCTGCCAGGACGGCGCGGTGACGCTGTTCCTCACCGGCCGCGAACGCGGCGACGGCTGGGGGTACCTGGTCGACGGCCGCCACGTGCCCCGGGCCGAGTATCTCGCCCACCAATCCACCAGCCACGCGGAGCTGACGTCATGAAGATGCACCCGCACTTCGAGATCGACTACCTGCTGGGACGCAGCGACTGCCAGCTGGCCGAGATCATCACCTCGCCCACCGACATGCAGCAGGCCCGCCGCGAGCTCGGCGAGCTACAGGACAAGGGCCAGCAGTACCTGGTCGTGGGCGACTGCGACAACACCAACCCCGACGGATCCTGCGCGGGCCACCCGTCAACTGCCGAGGAGGTTTGAGCATGGTCACCATCGAGCCGCTGGACGAGTGGAAAGCGCGCCAGGTCTTCGAGGAGGTCGAAGCCGAGTGCGAGGAATGCGCCGGTAAAGGCGAGTGCGAGTGCTGTGGCCGCGAATGCCTGTCATGCGGCGGCAGTGGCACTGCTGGCATGCAGGCGCTCCCCGATCGAGACGTCGAGGTTCGCTACTTCAAAGACGTCATCGAGAGCCTGCAGCGCTTGTGCGCCTTCTCATCGCGCCACGACTTTCTCGATGAGGTCGGCGCATTCATCAAGCGCCACGGCCGACTGGACTATCACCCCGCTATTCGCCAACGAATCCTGCACTGAGGAGCCCTGCCATGCCCCTACCCCCGAAACCGAACATCGAATCGCTTTCGGTCTGGCTCGACAAGCCGGCCGTCCAGCAGGCGTTCACCACCCTGGTCGCCCCGATCATCGAGGCAGCCGCCACCGCCCAAGCCTACGGCGAAGAGGTTGCCGGCCAGCTCCACGGCGATGACGGACGCCTGTATCCCAAGGCAGGTGAGGCCGTGATCGGCCGCCCGGGCAGCCTGGTCGTCAAGTTGGTGGTCGAGCCAGCAGCCAGCGGCGGATGGGTCGGCGAGAGCCTGACCCACGACGAGATCAACGCCATCGGCATCAGCGACATGGTCGTCGACGGCAAACGCCTGACACCCCGCAAGGAGGCCTGATCTATGTGGTTTCGCAACCTCCACCTCTACCGCCTGCATGACGTACCGGACGCCGACGCCGTAGTGCTTGAATTCTTCCTCTCCCATCAGGCCTACCGCCCGCTCGGCGGCAGCGAGGCCCGCCGCCTGGGCTGGACCGCCCCCGCTGGCCGCGCCAGCACCCTGCTCTGCCACGAGCTGCAAGGCCACCGCCTGATCACCGCCCAGCGTCAGGAGCGCATCCTGCCCACCTCCGTGGTCCGCGAGGAGGTCGACGAGCGCGTCGAGGCGATCGAGACTGCCGAGGGCCGCAAGCTGCGCCGGCAGGAAAAGCTGACCCTCAAGGAACAGGTGTACGAGGAGCTGCTGCCCCGGGCCTTCGTGCGCAGCCAGCGCATCGACCTGTGGTGGGACACTCAGCGCCAGCTGATCGCCATCAACACCAGCAGTCGCAAGCGCGCCGAGGAGGTCCTCGACCTGCTGCGCGAGACCCTCGGCTCGCTCAAGGTCACGCCGCTGGCCAGCCAGACCCTACCGATGCGCGCCATGACCACTTGGGCCAGCGACCCAGCCAGCCGCCCCGCCGATCTGGCAATGGGCGACCAGGTGGAGCTGAAGGCCAAGGGCGATGACGGGGTGATCCGCGCCCGCCAGGTGGACATCGACAGCAGCGATATGCACGAGCACCTGGTCTGCGGCCGTCAGGCAAGCAAGTTGGCACTCGGCATCGAGGGGCGCCTCTCGTTCGTGCTCCACGACGACCTCGCCCTCAAGTCGATCCGCTTCGACGACGCCCTGGTCGACGAGGCCAGCCAGACCGACGACGGCGACGACGCCGTGGTGCGCCTCGAAACCGACTTCCTGCTCATGGCCCAGGCACTCGCCGAATCCATCGAGCGGATCCTCGACTGGCTCGGCGGCGAAGCTCAGGCCGGTGGGGCCGTGCCGAAACCCTGAACGAACGCGCCCGGCCCCGAGGCGCCAATTTCGGGCACGCATCAACCCCAGCCGGCGGAGGGGATGTATCACCGGCAGCGACCGACGCGCCTAACCTCGGACACGCTACCCCCGGTTGCAGCTGGGGATGCGCCGCACAGCCGCAGGCGGGAGGCAAGGGCGGTCGCCGGATAGCCCACGAGACGGGCCCCTAACAACCACCGGAGAGCAGCATGGTTGCCGTGATCACCAAATGGACCGCCCGGCGCCGCAGCACCTTGCAGCGGATGATCGACCAGGGCCTGAGCTACCGCGAGATTGGCCAGCGCATGGGCGAGACCGCCACCGCTGTGCGGGGCGCCGCCCAACGCTACGGGATGATGCGCCCGGAGCGGCTCATGCGCGGTCAGGCCTGGAACCGGGCAGACTTCGATCGCCTCGAGCAACTGCTGGACGAGGGCCTGGGTTTCGAAGAGATCGCTCGGCGCATGGGCCGCACCTACAACGGCATCCGCTGCGCCGTCGCCCGCCTGGGGCTGACCGACCGTGAGCGCCAGCGCTATCGCCTGCGGGAGGATTGGCCCGAGCTCGAGCCGATCATCGAGGCCTGCATTCAGGTGGAGAGGATGGGCGTGCCGCAGATCGTCGACCGCCTCACCGCCCTGGGCTACGTCATCACCCGGGCAGCCATCCACTACCACCTGCGGCAGTTCCCAGAACTGCACCGCGAGGTCGTGAGCAACGCCGAGCGTCGCCGCCAGCATTGGCGCCTCATCCACGGCCAGCGGCGCACCGTCCGCGCGCGCCAGCAACAACGCCAGGAGGTCGCCCTTTGATGCCCTCCACTCTCATCCTCGCCGGCGTCCAGTTCGTCGGCCTGTGCCTGGCCCTGGGTGGTATTGGTCTCTATATCGCCGTAGCGATGGGCCACCCAACCACCGAATGGCACCAGCTCAGCCCGCGCGCCCGCCTCGACCTGGTGCTCGGCTGCCTGCTCATGCTGGTCGGCCTGGCTGTGATCGTCAGCGCTGTCGCCTGGTCTGCGATTCAGGGAGGAAGCCAGTGACCAACCTCAACCTCTTTGGCCACGAGCTGGTGGTGGACAATTTCGCCGGTGGTGGCGGCGCCAGCGAGGGCATCGAGCAGGCCCTGGGCCGGCCGGTGGACCTCGCCATCAACCACGACCCCACGGCCATAGCCGTGCACACCGCCAACCATCCGGGCGCCGAGCACAGCGTGGCCGACGTGTGGGACATCGACCCCGAGCAGGCCACCCACGGCATGCCAATGGGGCTGGGCTGGTTCAGCCCGGATTGCCGGCACCACAGCAAGGCCAAGGGCGGGCGCCCGGTCTCCAAGTCGGTTCGTGGCCTGGCCTGGGTCATGACTCGCTGGGCGGCCAAGACCAAGTTCCGGGTCGGCGTGCTGGAGAATGTCGAGGAGTTCCTCGACTGGGGGCCTCTCGTCAAAGGTGCGGACGGCAAGGCCCGGCCCAACCCGGCGCGCAAGGGCGAGACCTTCCGGGGATTTGTCCGCGCTCTTCGCCGGCACGGCTACGAGGTCGACTGGCGGATCCTGCGCGCCTGCGACTACGGCGCCCCCACCATTCGCCAGCGCCTGATCCTCGGCGCGCGGCGCGACGGTCTGCCCTTCAACTGGCCTGCGCCGACGCATGGCGACCCCGCCTCGCTGGCCGTTCGCCGCGGCAAGCTGCTGCCCTGGGAGAGCGCCGCCAGTTGCATCGACTGGAGCATTCCGTGCCCGTCGATCTTCGACCGAGCGCGCCCGCTGGCGGATGCCACCCTCCGCCGGATCGCCAAAGGCGTGATGCGTTTCGTCGTGGAAGCGGCGGATCCGTTCATCGCGCCGATTACCCAGGCGACCAGCCCGGCCGGTGCGCACCTGGTCGCAGCGTTCCTGGCCAAGCACTACACCGGTGTGATCGGCGACGACCTCCGCCGCCCGCTCCCCACCATTACGGCCACTGACCACAACGGCCTGGTTACCGTCACCCTGGCCCCAGCCGCCAGCGCCGCCGGCCATCGCTCGACCCTAGTCGCCGCCTTCCTGGCCCCCTACTACGGCACGGGCTCCGGCGAGACCGGCCGCGACCTCCGGGCGCCAGCACCTACTGTCACCACTAAGGACCGTTTCCAGCTGGTGACAGTGACAATAGATGGCGAGAGCTGGGCCATCGTCGACATCGGCACCCGGATGTTCCAGCCCCATGAGCTGGCCATGGCTCAGGGATTTCCCGACGGCTACCAATTCGCCGAGGCCGGCGGCGTCGCCATCCCGAAGTACCAGCAGGTGCGCCTGATCGGCAACTCCGTCTGCCCTCCACTGGCCCGCGCCATCGTCGAGGCCAACTTCACCCACGAACGCCGGTTCATGCCGGCGCCAGCAGGGAGGGCCGTGGCATGACCTGCCGCCTGGCATGGGGCGTCTGCCGCTACCCGCAGCCGAGCGCGGCGGTCTTCTGTCTCGAGTGCATGGCGCCTATCGAGTACGGCATCTCACCTGCGCAGGTCGCCCACCGCCGCGACGAGCTGCAGGAAGCGTTGCTCTGCCGACGCCAGCACGCCATTCCCGTTATGCCGCGGGTGACGCGGCCCGCCCAGCCCACGCAAGGGAGATTGTTCTGATGAACGCCATCGTTCGCCCGCGCCTCGGGCTCATCCGAACCCCGCACACCTCCGCCTGGCTCGGCGTGCGCAAACAAATCGACATGCTCCGCTGGCAGCTGCCGATGCCATTCACCATCCGCGACCTCGCCCACGAGATCGGCCGGCAGGTGCCGCGCGAGTTCGAGAGCCACGCCGCCAGCCTGGCCGAAGCCACCCTGCGCGACTGGCTGCGCCGTGGCGCCATCCAACCCACCACCACCGGCGGCGAGCTGCCGGCCTATCGGAGAGCGTGACCATGGGCCTATTCACCTATTGCCCGAAGTGCTGGCCGGCCGACCTGGTCGATTACACCGCCGGCCACTGCGCCGTGTGCGGCACCGAGCTGGATCACGTCGGCCCGCGCCAGCACATCGCCCTGCTCGAGCTGCAGCGCGACGAACTCGCCAAGGCCCTCGGCGAGGCCCACCAGATGCTGATCGACCACGGCGTCCTGGGAAAGCACAGCGACGGCAACGCACACCCGCACCTGCGCCTGGTGCACGTGAAGAAGGACTGACCATGAACAACTATGAACTGGACCAGAAGACCCAGGAGCTGGCCGACAGCCACAGCCGGTACGAGCTGGCGAAGATGTTGATTCGGGAGCGGGAGGGCGAGCAGGCCCTGGCGGCGCATGTGGAGTGGCTGGACGGGCTCCGCCGTAACGTCATTGAGGCGATACGCGATGACCGCTTCGAGGATCTAGACGTCAGCTTCTACCGAGACGACATGCAGCCACCGCACCCCGCCACCAACCTAGCCCGCCGGGATGCCGACCAGCGTGCCCAGGAGCTGGAGTCCTTCGCCGAGCATTGCCGGATGTTGGGCCATAACGCGCACATCAACGGCTACCACCAAGCAGGCAATGCCGCAGGCGATATGGCGGATGAAGCCATCGAGCGCGCCGACGAGATTCGCCGCCAAGCCGAGCAGGCCGACACGGCCGGGGAGGACGGATGCTCTACCTGATCGACGTTGCCACCAAACACCACGTCCTGATCCACCGCCACGAGTTCCGGGGCAGGATCCTCGGAGAGGTTCGCATCTACGTGCCGGCGTCAGGCGGATGGATCCTTGCCGGATACGGCCCGCAGGAGCGCCAGATGGCACCGGAGCAGATGTGCCAGGTCAGGGTCGGCGGCTGGGAATCACGGCCAGAGCGGGCTGACGAGCAGGATTGGAACGCAGCGGCAGGGCATGGCTGGCCGCTGGAGTATCGGCTGGTTGAGGCCGGGGAGGAGAGATCATGACGCGTAAAGAGCTGACACGCCTGACCTGGTGGGTAATCACCGCCATCGGCTACGTGATCGCGTGGCCGTTCTGGAAGCTGTGGCAGCTGCTGCGAGGGAGCCGAGATGATGAGGAGGGTGATTCATGACCGAACTACTGCCGTGCCCGTTTTGCGGGAGCTCAGATGTCGATGCCGCCGGATGGCTCGACGGCCAGGGTCGCCGGGGCCCTGAGTGCATGGGCTGTGGCGCGACAGCGCAAAGCGTGGACGCCTGGAACCGCCGCCACACGCCGGCTGGCTGGCAGCTTGTACCGGTTGAGCCGACGGCCGGAATGATGCGGGCGCTCTGGCAGGCTGAGCCACTCGACAGGCATGCCGCAATGCTCTCCGCCGCGCCGCGGCCGGGAGGTGCTGAGTGACAGCCACCAGCCACCTGCGCGGCCACCCCATTGCATGGGATGCCCTGCGCCAGCATTGGGTCTACTGCGACACCGGCGAGCCCACGGTCGACACCTGGCAGGATCGGGATTGCGGCCATTGCGGGGAGCGCGAAACCCCGGAGGGACACGACGCCTGCCTCGGCACCCTGCCCGGCGTCATGAACGCCTGCTGCGGCCATGGCCAGGTGACCGAGGCCTACGTCCAGCACTGGTGCGGACACCTCGTGCGCGGCGCTGCTGCGCTGGCTGAGATCGAACGACTGAAGGCCCTGCGGGCCGGGGAGGATTGATGGATTGGAGCAAGCTGATCACCCATGACCGCGATGAGCACTCATTCAGCGGCGCGTATCAGGATCACGAGATTGAGATCGAGCGAGAGGACGCTGACGACAGGTGGTACATCATCGTCACCGCGCCCTGCGGAATGCGCGATTACGACGGCTGGTGGTGGGATGAGGGCGCACCCCTGGATGAGGCCATCGAGGAAGCGGTGCGCGGGGCGATGATCGATGAGGAGACAGTCGAGTGACCCAGCCCACCCACACCCACCGGCAGCACGGCGGCCGGTTCGCGATGCTCGCGCACTACAACGGCGACACCGCCCTCGAGGCGCAGATGATCGTCATCTACCGCGACCTGGATCGCGAGATCGAGACCGCCACCACGGCGAAGGACTGGGAGCAGAACTGGAAGCCGATCGCCGCCGACGACTGCACCCTGTGCCTGGGCACTGGTACCGACGCCATCAAGGGCAACAAGCGCCAGCCGTGCGGTGGCTGTTTCGGGCTCGGCAAGGTGATGAAGGACGGCGAGAGGCCCAATGACTATTGGCAAATCGCCGAGGTCGCCCTGGGCATCATCCAGCGCCAGCAGCGCATCATTGAGCAACGGGACCAGGTGCTGGCGTTCCCCGAGGTTCAGGAGGTGCTGCAGCAGCGAAAGGCGCGCCAGGAGAAGGAGCCCGCGGAATGGGTCCAGCGCGAACAGGAATGGCGGGAGAGCGGTGGCCGTGGCCACGGCGGCCGCCGGCACACGGGAGACTGATGATGGCGAAGCTACTACCCATGAAAGAAGTGGCCGAGCGCGTCGGCTACAGCGAGAGCAAGGTCTACCAGATGATCCGTCGGGGCGAGTTCCCCGCCGGCCGAAAGATGCCCACCGGCGGGGTCCGCTGGCTGGATGAGGATGTCGACGAATGGATCAGGACGACATTCGCCCAGGCACCGGAGGCGCATCTTGCTCCAGCGTGAGCGCATCAATGTAGTCGCTCCACCACTGGAGCATCTGGCGGCGCTCACCTAGATAGTCGGCATGGTTGTAGGAGGCGCGCACCTTATCCCCAGGGGTGTGCGCCAACTGCCGCTCGATGACGTCGCCGCGCCAGCCATGCTGGTTGAGCAGCGTCGAAGCCGTAGCCCTAAACCCATGGCCAGTGAACAACCCCCTCCACCCCATGCGGCGCAACCGATCATTGATCGTCGTCTTGGACATGGGCTCCCGGCGGTCGCGTAATCCCGGGAACATCAGCTTGCCGTTGCCGGAATATTCGTGCAGCTCCTGCAGTAGCGCCACAACCTGACGAGGCAGGGGCACGACGTGAGGACGCCGACGCTTCATCTTGTCCGCCGGCACGTGCCACTCGGCGCGCATCCAGTGGATCTCTTCCCAGCGCCCCTGGCGCATTTCCCCAGTGCGCAGCATGGTTCGCATCAGCACCTCCATGGCAATCTGCGTCAGCCGGTACCCACCCTTGTCGGGAATGCTGAGCGTCAGGTCGCGCAGTTGCTCGGGAGTGAGCGCCTTGGCATGGCGGGTCGGCGGCCGCGTCACCGCACGGCGAAGCGGAGCCGACGGGTCATGCTCGGCGCGCAAGGTGCTGGCCGCGTATTGGTAGATAGCCCCCACCCACTGACGCACAAGGATCGCCACCGAAGGCGCGCCCCGCTCCTCGATGTCGCGCATCAGCTTGAGGACATCCGCCGCGGTCACCTTGCTGATGTGCTTGTGGCCGAAGGCCGGGATCATCTCCCCCTCGATGCCCTTCTTCACCTGGTTGGCATAGTAGGTTGTCCAGTGGCCCGCTTGCTTGCCATGCCACTCGAGCGCGATGCTCGCGAAGGAATCCTCCGCTGCGGCCTGTTTGGCTGCCTGTTGCTCCCGGTACTCCTCCAGCGGATCGCCGCCCCGGGCAGCCGTCGCTTTTACCCAGTCACGGATCTCCCGCGCCTCTGAAAGCCCCACGGTGGGATAATGCCCCGCGGTGAACAGTGTCTCCCTGCCGTGCATGAAGTACCGCACCCGCCAGATCTTCTTCCCGCTTGGCCGCACGTCAAGATATAGCCCCTCCGCATCGGTGATGCGATAAGGCTTCTCGCCGGCCTTCGCCTTCCTCGCCTTGGTATCTGAGATGGCCACCTGGGTAACGCCTCCCCTCGTTTCCCCACAAGCTAGTCGTTACCCAGGATCTTACCCAGGTCGGTTCGATATTCACATGATCCCCGGTGCACCACTATACAGAAAGCCCCGCATATGGCGGGGCTTTCAATACTGGATATACATCCATATTCACATCTATGCAGGGCTGCCGTAGTTATCGATCATCAGCACGGACATGGCGATAGGGTCCT